GAGTGTGCTGTTGCCCGCAGCAGCCAAAGCGTTCCGTGCCGTGCCCAGTGCTGTGCCCGCTGCTCTCGCGTTGCTCGCGTACGTGTAGCGGTCGGTGACAGCGGTGTTAGCGCTGCCCGTGTGCCCGCCACCAAACAGCCCGAGCGTGCTGTTGCCCGTGGCAGCCAAATAGTACCGTCCCGTGCCCAGTGCCGTGCCCGCTGCCACCGCGTTGCTCGCGTACGTGTAGCGGTCGGTGACAGCGGTGTTAGCGCTGCCAGTGAGCCCACCACCAAACAGCGCAAATCCCGAGACATTACTCAGCGCCGCTGAGCGACCTTTCATCAACAAAAATTCCAACATACGTTTCTTCTCCAAAGTTTAAGATCAAACAAGTCCACACCACCAGGCGTGGGTTCAAACCCACGCCTGACTGCACAGGACTACCCCACCTCAAACAAAGTTGCCGTTCACATCGATCTGGAAGATCTGCATGCCCGCAATGCTCAAGTGCAAGTCGGTGTCACTCGTCCTTTGGAAGAACTTCAGGTACACCGAGCTGTTGTTGGCCAGCGACTGGTTCAAGGTGAGCTCAACGTTCCAGTCGTTGATCGAGTAGGTCGTGCTCACCCCACCTGCAACCAAGGTGAAGTGCGTGGGCATGGGAGCCCGGGTCTCTCGGTAGCTGTCAAACAAAGGCGCTGTGGGCAGGTACACCTTCTCCAGCCACATGGCCCGGTCGCTCGTGTTGGCATCCAGCTTCACATGAAACAGGTTGGCCGTTTGCCGGTGGTACGTGGCGTAGACCCCTTGGCCGTACGGCACGCTTTGCCCAGAGACCACCGACATGTTCCAGTTGGGGATACCGTCCAAGTCAGGGCGCTCCAAGCCGGGCTTGTTCAGCAGCACGTCGACGTACTGCACGTGGATGAAGCTTTTGTACGTGCCGTTCACGTCCTTCAAGTTCACCGAGACCGACAAGGTCTGCTTGACCCCATAGGCCTTCGCATCGTACACGCCGCGCGCCGCGTTGATGCGCACGTGCGGGGTGACGTTAAACGCGATGTTGCGGTCCAAGCTGTACAAGAACCACTCCAGCCTGTAGCCACTGACCATGTCCACCCACACCGGGTAGCCGTAGAGCTGCACGGCGTAGGAGCCGTTCATGTTGGTGGTTGTGATGTCATAGACCTCACTGATGTGTTTGTCTGAGCCCACGTAAGCGCCGTAGGCCACCTCATTTACCCCGAGCGAGTACTTCAGCACCAGTTTGCTCTTTTGCCCAATGATGGTGGCGGCGTACGCATCCAGCCCCGCCACAGAAAAGCGAGTCCCATCCACTGCCAAGCGGTTTGAGGAGCCGTCGTTGTAGTTCACCACCCCGATCAAGTTGAGCGCGTTCAGCGGAATGTTCAGCGGGTACTGGATAGAGCGCGAACCCACCGCACTCAAAAACGGTGTCTCCAGCGTGATGCCCACGACGTAGCGCCGGCTCGCATCGGTTGAGCGGATGAACGCGGTGTTCTCCAAGAGGAGTTGGCGCTTGGACACGACGAAGCCCAAGCTGTCGTAGAACACGGCAGTGACGAGTTCCCCGTTCAAGAGGTCTGCTGTTGTGTGGCACGGCATCACGACCTTGATGGCGTGGTTGGTGAGCGTCTCAAACGCCACCAGCTCCAGTGGCACGTTCTCACTCACCAACTGGCCGTTGGGGTTGTACACGCCTGAGACGACCACGCCGTCATCGGAGACGTTAGCGCCCTTGAACAGCTTGCAGGTGCTCACCATGGAGCCCCCCACTTTCAGCCGCGCGTCCACGGCCAAGCGGTAAGGGGCAACAGAGCGGTCCAGGTACACGCGGTACGTGTCGCTTTGCGTGCCTGGGCCCACACCGAACAAAATATCGTCCTCAGTAAAGGAGGAGGTGACGAGGTTGGCTTTTTCTTGGTGAAAGCGCGGTATCAGGGTCTCGGGGTGAATGTCCATCACGATGAAGCGCGTGATGGTCGAGCCGGTGAGCTCGTGCACCTCATCGCCCACCTTGGGCACGTACTTGCCCTCACCGGTTTGGCCCAGGTACAGCTCGTTCATGTTCCACACCTGCCAGCGGCTGCTGGGGTTGTAGACGGGTGAGACGTTGTCCACGCCCACTACGTAGGCAATGAGGGGGTTGGAGTTGAGCATATAAAAACAAAGTCCTTGGAGATGGGAAAGATGAAAGTTACACCAGTTTGACAAACGGCGACAGCGCGAGGCGCCCGTTGGCGTACAGGCGCACCACTTTGCCAAGAAACCGGTAACCGGGCAGGGTGAGCGTCATCACCGCAGGCCTTTGGTGGGGGTGGATCTCCACGTGGTCTGCATCATGAACCCGCTCGGCGTGTATCGGGTCGTAGTCAAGCAAGTACAGGTAGGGCGCGCACAAGGCGCGCACGAGGTCGTCGTTGTAGTGGTCTTGCACCAGCGCAGTCGACAACGCCCCAGAGACCAAGTCGTGCAGTATCTTGCACACAAAGGGGCTGTACAGCGTGTGGCGCTCCAGCGCTGGGTTGACCGTTGCCACCGCAGGCTCGGGTACCTTCAAGCTCATGTAGTCTGAGATGCTTTGGTCAACCAGCAAGGACTGCGCGCGGTAGGCGTAGGTGTCCGTGTCAGCGAGCCCCCACATGGGGACCACGATGTCTCGCACCAAATACGGCTGGCCGTTCTTGGCATCTAAGAAGTCGTACGCCTGCGTGTCCTCGGAGAACACCATCTGCTCGCGCAGCTTTAGGCGCCCACCGCACACGATGCGAAGCACCTTGGCATCTCGCACATCAAAGCGCTGGTTCACCGAGGCTTTGCCGTTTTGGATGAAGCCAAACTCATTGGCCTGGGTGCTCATCAGCTGCGCGTTGCAAAACCCCGTGAACCGAATCACCACTGTTTGGGGCGTGCTTTGGGGCTCGAGCAGGTACTTCTTGTTAACGATGCTCAGGTGGGGGAACTTTACCGTGTAGTCCAAGCCCTCAATCAAGCTGCGCCCGTTTAGGAACACATCGAGCTCGCCCAAGGGCACATCAAGCGCGCGCAGCACACCCGCGCCGTTCACGCTTCTAAGCGCAGTCAGGCTGATCACCATCAGGCCATCGGTGGTGGGCACGCTCTCCTCGTAGAGCAAGAAGCGCTTGTCAGAGAGCACCAAGTGGTGCTCCGCGTCGTCTGCGAGCAGCCAGCGCGCCCCCGTGGGCGTGGTTGTGTACGCGCCACTCCCAGTCACGTCTTGCCACACAGGGGCGTCTAAGCCCGAGCGGATGTTGGCCGAGTAAAACCTGTAGTCCGCTTGACTGTCCAGGGTCACCACTTGGGTGCGTTGGGCGTCTGGGGCGCGCGTGCCCTCGCCTGCAATCATCTCAACGCAGGCGGTAAGCGTGTTTTTGCACACGTAGGTCAAGCCGCTCGTGTGGCGGTGCCACTGCAGCAGCACGCCTTGGGCGTCGTACTCAAAGGCCGTGGCGTTGCTGCTGAGCAAGTACGGCACGCTCACAACGCGCTTGCCCCCCAGCACCTGGCCCGAGCTGGGGGTGTCTGCCACGAGCTTGGCCACGGCTGAGTAGCCATAGGTGCGCTTGACCAGCGCTGGGGTCACTTGCAAAAACGCGCTGTTCATCAGCTGGGCGTAGCCCGAGCTCTCCAGCGCGTTTGCCCGCCACACGGGCACGTTGGACTCAATGCCCAGCATCGCTTGGGTGAGCGCCACGTCTGAGAGCTTGTACAGCTCGTTGATGCGGTTGGCCTCTGGCACCAACAAGCGCCGGTAGCCCGATTTGCGAACGTGCAGGCGCAAGTACAGGTTGGAGAAATCCACCGCGCCTGCCTTGTTTTTAAAATGCACCAAATAAGCGGCCAAATAAGCCACCGGGACCGAGTAGTCCCGGTGGCTTAGCATGCGAAGCGCATCGGCGGCGTTTTTGTGCACGTACACGCCGCGCCCACTCAGCGCGTTGACCAAGAACAGGTCAATGTCGTCCATGAAGTCAATGCCCGTGTCTTGGCTGCCCGCGTAGTGCAGCAAGTACTTGCCCTTGGCGTCTAGGCTGGAGTCAAACGTGTCGAGTTGATCGAGCTTGAAATCCACCACCTTGTCAATGGCGCTGTCGTAGACGTACTCCGCCACATCGCCCACCTTCACCGTGATGATGCTGATGGCAGGCACCTTGTAGCCGTTCACAAACGCGTACACGCCCCCAGGCAGCCTAGTTGCTTGGGTGTACTTGTTTTGCAGGGTCGAGATGTCCAAGGCGCTTCGCATCAAGCCGCCTTGCACGTCCACGTAGTCGGTGAGCAGCTGCGCGCGCTCGGAGGCAAAGTACTCGTTGCTGTAGGTGCGCAGGTACAAATCGAGGTCGTTGAAATCGTAGGGCAGCCGGGTGTTCTTCTTCACCGCAATCAGCACGTTCATGCCCGCAGTCAGCATGTACCACGTCTGCGTGCGCGGGATCTGCACGCCCAGGGTCGTGTAGATGTCGCAGATGTTCTTGCCCCGAACCATGGCATCGGCAAACGTGACCCATTGGCCCTCTTGGTCAAACAAGTTGAGCAGCACCGGGTTTAGCTGGCCCACTTGGAACACGTGAAAGCGCGTGAGCGGCTCCGGTAGGGGCACGGTGGTCCACAACACCGTGAGTTGGCCCCACACCCCGTTTACGGGGGTGATGCGAGCGGGCTTGATGATCACTTGGTTGTCTTGATCGGGGGTGCACCAAACGTGGGTGCGTGCGTGGTGAACCAGGTAGTCTTCCATGGCAGACGCTTTCTGTTTTTGATATGAATAGGGGGCGAGAGTCAAGTCAACTCACGTGAGGCCAAGGGCGTCGTGCAGCGCGTTGTTGCCACCCCACAGGAGCGACAAGGATTTCTCAAAGTTCGCTGCTGCCTCGCCCTTGTCGTAGCGCATGGAGATTTTGGTCAGCGTGCTGCGCTTGAAGGTGGCGTCGTTCAAGGACGCCGAGACGATGCACAGCCAAGTCGGCACGTGCTCCAAGCCCACCACGAGGGTCTCGCGCGCGTTGGTGCCAAACCACGTACTCGAGCAAATAGCGACCAGCATGCCCACGTTGAATTCTTCCAAGCGCACACTGGCGGTCTTTACCTTGCACGCGGTGCACAGGTCGTCCAAGCTCCCAAGCACTTTCATGCCCTCGATGATTTCAAAGACCTTGTCCGCGGGCACGCGGGTGATGCGAGCAATGTTGCCCGCCACTTTGTTGAGCGCAAACTCATCGAACTCCTTGTCATCTGTGAACAAGCAGTGGTAAAAATAGCACGCCACAACTGAGAGCGTGATTTGCTCAGCGGCGTCCAGCGCAAAGCGCCTCGCAATGCTCTCAGAGATGAGCGCGGCGTAAACCGCAGCAGGGATGGTGGACAGATCTCGAAAGATCTCCGGGCGCTCGTGCAGCCACAGCGCGTTTAAGACCGCGCGGCGCACGCCCCACAGGTACTCAGGGCGGTTGCGCACGACAAACATCTCGTTGGGGGCGTACCACTTGCCAAAGTTGCGCACATCCAAGGCAAACTGAGGCAGTTGCTCAGCCGCCCCACTCTCGGCTTTCAACAAGCACGGGTGGCTAAAGAAGGGCACGACATCGGCAGCGGCGTTGCCGCCCTTTAAGAGGTGCAGCTTTAAGGCGCTGCCCTGCACGTCCAAGCTAAATGGAGTGTCCGGGGAGAACGCGCCCATGAAGCGCGCCGCCTCCAGTTTGTCTTTCACTTTGCGAATGGGAAACCCCGAGCACGCTGAGGTGTCGTAGGCCGTTTGAAAGATTGCCATGATTGTGTCCAATTAAAAAACGTGTTAAAAAATACAAATACACCCAGATGGTCAAATCCATTGTTCATCAATTGTATGGACTGACCAAAGCTGCACCCCTCTTACCCCTAAGGAGTACGTCTATGTGCACTGCGCACAGCCCGAGCTGTGCGCAAAAGTCATCACCCAGCAGCGCTCGTCTCTTACCTGTCTTTCCAATCCCTCTATAGGAACCACCCACCCATGCCAAGCACCACCATTGTCAATGGCGCACCAATGACCATCTTGCAGGGCACGCAAGACAAGTCAATTCGTGCCGCTGTTGCGCCTGCAGACGTCTTGCCCACGCACCTGCCCAAGGTTTATCTGTACTGCCAAAAAGGCCCCAGCACCCCTCAGCTGGTCGTGGGAAACGCCCGAAACCAAATGTTTGGAGACGACTCCTTTGATCTCAGAAAGGGCTTCTCAAACCACCAAACGGTGCTGTCAAATCTCTTGAACGCCCAGGGCAACGCTCAGATGATTGAGCGCGTCATCCCCGTGGACGCAGGGCCCAGCGCAAACTACTTGCTGTCTTTGGATGTGCTGCCCACCTTGGTGCCCCAGTACATGCGAGACGAAGAGGGTCGGGTCATGCTCAACCCCAACACGGGCTTGCCGCTGCTGGCCGTGCCCAATGAGAGCGTGCCGGGCTTTATGGTCAAGCTGGTCACGAGTAACATCACCAATCGAGACGGCAAAACCAGCGCGCAGCTCTTTGGCGTGGCCACCTCCTCGCCGGGCAATCAAACGGACGGCACCACCCAGTCAACACGCTACCCGCTGCTGCAGTTTTGGGCCAACTCCTCGGGGGAGTACTTCAACAACTCGGGCCACCGCATCTGGGCACCGATCACGACCAGCACCGGGGGCGTGAACAGCACCATCATGGCGACCAACAAGGTCTACCCGTACCGCATGTCTGCGGTGCGCCGCACCTCGCCCATGGCGAGTGCGCGGGTCGTGGCCACCGAGGACGGCTCGCCCTACTTTGACTTCTCGCTCAAGGCCGGTCAAATCGACCCCAACACGACTGCCCAGTTCTCCTTGGGTGACATTTACTTGAACAAGTTTCAAACCACCGACAGCCCGGTGTTCACCGACAAGTTTGGGGATCTGAACGGCCTGACCATCTACCAGGCCAACGTGGACATGCTCACCGAGATGTTCTACCAAAGCGAGTACCCGCACATGAACGAGGGGAGTGACTGGACGGGGGCAGACGATGAGGCGTACTTGTTTAACCTCTTGGGTGGTACTTCATCGAACGGCACGCAATACGTGACGTACCTGCTCGATGACGGGGCCGTTGATGCGGTGCGCCTGAGCGAGAGCACCAACCTCTTTGCCAAGGGCGGCGCAGACGGTGTGATGAGCGACGCCTTGTTCTCCCAACTGGTGGGAGACGCAATCGGTGAGTACGCCAACCCCGACAGCTACTTGATGGACACAGCGAGCATGCCCGAGTCGTTCTTCTACGACACGGGGTTTCCCCTGGAGACCAAGTTTGAGCTGTGCAAGTTCATCGCCGAGCGCAAAGACACCGCCGTCGTGCTCTCGACCTTTGTGGTCGGGGGCGAGATCATGGACGCCGCCCAAGACCACTCGATTGCGGTGGCGCTGCGCACGCGCTTGCAGATGTACCCCGAGTCAGACTACTTTGGCACGGCCACGATGCGTGGCGTGGTGATGGGTCGCCACGGCACGCTCATTGACAGCTTGTACACCCGACCGCTTCCGCTCACGCTGGAGTTGGCCGTGATGTCAGCCAAAATGATGGGCGGGGGCAACGGCATTTGGAAGCCCGAGGCCCTCTTTGACAAGTCTCCCGGCTCCATCATCACAATGTTCAAGAACGTGAACATCCGCTTCACACCAGCCAAGCAGCGCAACAAGGACTGGGCGGTGGGACTGAACTACCCAATGGCCTACACCAGAAAGACCCTGTACCTGCCTGCAATCAAAACGGTGTACGACAACGACACCTCGGTCTTGAACAGCTTCTTTACCATGGCGGCGTGCTTGGAGCTGCAAAAGGTGGGCGAGCGCACGCACCGCAATTTTAGCGGCTCGATTGGCCTGACCAACGCGCAGCTGATTGACCGGGTGAACAAGGACGTTGTGCGCCAGACGACTGGGCGCTTTGCCAACTTGGTCAAAGTCGTGCCCAACGCGTTCATCTCCGATGGCGATGAGCAACGCGGCTACTCTTGGACACTTCCTCTGAGCCTATTTGCTAACAACATGCGTACCGTCATGACCCTGCGGGTTGAGGCGAACCGCATGTCGGACTTTGTTGAAGGCGTTTAAGCAAAAAATAAGGCAGCATGCAGCCCAGTGACCTTTGAGGTCACTGGGCTGCAATCACCTTGCAGCACACAGTGTTTTTTTGATTTCCAATTGCGACAAGCATCCCAGGGTGCTTGAATTTTCCATTTAACGAAAGATTTGTCATTATGGCACGACTTGATCAAGCCGTCTTAAACACCGGCTACGCCACGGGGCACTCGCCCATGCTGGACCTGCGCTACGGTGGGCAAAACTCCTACTCGCCCAATTTGGCCGAGTGGGTGAGCAACCAAAACTACGTGCGCCGCAACTTGGTGTGCTTGCTGATTGAGGCCCCCCGGGGCTTTGATTTCATGGACGACCCACAGGCCTACCGGGGTGCTTTGAAGGCCATGGTGGAGGTGCACGCGAAGAACATCGAGGGCTTTAACGCAGGCCTGACCGTAGACGCACAAGAGACCGCGGTGTCGGGTGCCGGTGAGATGCAGCAAGACCCCACGAACGTGACGCGCACGAGGACGGAGCCCACCTTTGCGTTTACCGACAAGTACGGGCGCCCCATCCAGAGCTTCTTGCACGACTGGATCACGATGCTGATCATGGACCCGGACTCCAAAGTACCAGGCATCTCCACGCTGCCCGCGGTGCGCCCCGGGGATTTGTTGGCGGACATGTATGGTGCGACCATGCTGTTCTTTGAGCCGGACCCCACCCACACCCTCGTGTCCAAGGCGTGGCTCACGACGAACATGTACCCCATGTCCACGGGAGACATCATCGGTAAGCGCGACCTCACCTCTGCGGGCGAGGTCTCTGAGCTGTCGATCAAGTTCTCCGGCGTGTCGCAAACGGGCAACGGCGTGCGCGCCTTTGCCCAAACGCTGCTGGACAAGGTGAACTTGACCAACGCCAACCCGTACCTGCGCCCAGCGTACATGAACGACATCGATGTCAACGTGAAGGCAGCGGACATTGCGGGCTACAAAGAAAACATCGACGGGCTGACCAGCACTGCGGTGCTGCGCTCTTAAGCAAAAAAGAAAGCTGCGCCATAAGCCCCCACCCCTTGCCATTGACAGCAGGGGGTGGGGGCTTATGCTGTTTGTTAGAGGGTTTACTTGCCGCCCAAGACCTTCAGGGCTTCTGCGGCCAGGTAGTCGCGCACGTGGTTCATGGCACCCCGGCTGGCGCGGGCGGACTGGGTCACCAGCGTGGCCGACAAGGTCCCGTACTGCAGCGTGACTTTGTCGCTCTTGGGGATTGGAAACGTGCGCGAGCGGTGCGCCGTCAAATTGAACCGATCCCCACCCAGCATGGGGACCTCCACGTGCATCTCCTCAATGGTCTTGTCCAGCGCCATGGCTTGTCGAGCAGCGTTGCCTGCTGCCAGGCTTACGGCGGGGTAGAAGTTGCTGTTGTGATCGTGGACTTGCTTGAGCGTTTCTACCGAGATGTTCTCGGGCAGGGTCTGGGTGTACGCATCAGGGTCAATGACGAGTTTGCCATCGACGATGGTGAACTTTTCGGCCAGCTTGGTCGAGAGGTCCTTGATGGTGTCTGAGAGTTTGGTAGCCATGATGAATTTCCTTTGATGATGACAAGATAAAGTTTAAGCGCTTAAACTTTTGAGGTGGCTTGGATTTTGCTTGCATGCAAGCAGTCCCGACCAAGCCAGCGGGTGAAATAAGGGTTCTAGCGAATGCGCGGTGCGTTGCGCATGTTGGGCTGGCTGCTCAGGTGCGGGGTGAAGTCCCGCTCTGTGGCAACCACCTGGCGAGCGGCTTGTCGGCGCTCGCCGTACTGCATCTGGGGTGCCTCTGCTTGCCTGAGCTGGTGCTCCCCAATGGTGACTAGGTTGTGAAAGTCCTGGTTGGGTGCCAAGCAACCCGTCAAGAGGTGGTACTTGGTGTCCACGACCACCGCGATGCACACCGCGCAGGAGCGAGAGGCAATGAGCGTCACGATGTTGTTGGTGTGCACGATCTGGCGCGTGCCTCGTGTCACCAGTTGAACAAGAAGCAAGGGGTCGTAGTTGACCCCTCTGAAGTGAACAGGTTTCATTTTAACCTTGAGTTGTGAGAGGGCGGGTCTATGCGATGATGATACACTGTATTTTTAGTGGCTCAGTGCCGTAGACCAAGAAGGTAATAAGTGACTGTGATACTCTGCAATCCGATTCGGTTTAAACAAAAAAAAAGAAGCACCTCCAACGCCCTGCCTGAGCAGAGGGGTCGGGGGTGCTTCTCTCTCAGTCGTGCGCGCCAAAGACGCAGTCGGACAGCGCACCTGCGCTGCGCACGATGACCGTGGTCACCGCGATGGCGGCCACCACCGTCACCGCCACGCGGGTGACCGTTTTCGCCGCCGCCCACTTGGGGGTGACTGCAAATTCCTCTGCTTGTTTCTGCAAGTCGGCCATCGTCGGCCAACCGGTGTTTTCTGTAGACATACTGTCTCCTAAAATTGGTCAAAGTAATATCAAAAGCCGTTTAACCTCGTGCTCAGGAGGATGGGTTTACTTACCAGCAACCCAGTGCTGGTAAGTGTAATAACCCGCCGCCGCAGCGGCGACGAACACCGCTGCCCCCACCGCCTTAGCGGCAGTGGGGGTGTACCACTGACTGCTCGGCGCAGCAGCTGCGTCTTGCAGGTCGGCCATGGTTGGCTTACCTGCAGCCGCAGCAGCTTGGCGCTGCTGGCTGATGGCTTCCGCCATCAGCTTGACTTGCTCGGCGATCTTCGTTACCTCAGCGGCCGAAGCTGCTGCGGCTGCAGCGATTGCTGCTTGGGCTGTTGCTTCAATGCTTGCCAGCAGGGCGGCGGACTCCTCAGCTGCCTTGTTGGCAGCAGAGGCTGCTTCGGCCGCTGAGGTGGCTGCCATTTTCATGGCAGCCATCATAGCGGTGAACGCAACGGCTGCCGCGTTTGTGTTTTCCGTGGCCTGCGCAGCCAAGGACATCATGTCTTGGTACTCCTTAGCGTTTATTTCAATTGTTTTGAGCGTGCTCATTTCTGACTCCTTTTTAATTTTCACAAATTTGGTGTCCGGCTTACCGGTGATACCCGAGACGCTTACGATACACCCAACACCCTCCTCTTTCTTCACAAAGAGGAGGTATTCGAGGTTCTGAACGGCATCAGCGGGCAGCTCAAAATTTACGCTGAACTCCCCATCTGTCACGATTAAGGTGACCTCGTCGTTGCCCGTCAGGTAGTCAACGACGTGATCAACCACTAGATTGTCATCGTCGCCAACTATCACACCCAAAGACTTGAGTCCTTCGGTGATTGAGATAAAATCTGCTTTAACAACAAGCATCAGAGATACTCCTTAGAAGAGGAAAAAAAGAAACCCGCATTTCTGCGGGCTCTTCGTGTTCAGCGGTTGCCGAACACAAAACGGGACAGCGCGTGAGCTGCCCCGCTGACAATCACTCCGGTACCAATTACGGTACCGATAACGATTCCCAGTTTAGCGCCGCCGATGGCGGCGCTAAACATGTTGGGCGTGGCTGAGGCTGCCTTGTCGGCAGCCTCCTGCAGGTCGGCCATTGTCGGCTGACCAGTGTTTGTTGCAGACATATTGTCTCCTAACCTGTTAAAGAGAAAACCAGAAAAGCTTTTTAACCTCTTGCTCAGGAGGAGATCTTCAAGCCAGATCAGTGGCAACGGCGGTCTTGCCGTTATAGAAATGCTGGTATGCGTAATACCCGATCGCTGCAACGGCAGCTCCGAGTACAACACCACCCACCACCTTTACTGTTGGGGCGGCGTACCAGGTGGTGGTGGTGCAAGCTGCGGCTTCGGCCGCAGCTTGCACGTCAGCCATCGTTGGCTGGGCATCGGTGGCGTTGGCGGTGTTGGTAGCGTTTGCGTTGTTGGCGGTGTTGGTAGCGTTGGCGGTGGTCATGGTCTTGCTTTCAGCTCTTGATGGAGCATGGTTGAACCCTTTTAAAAAAGGTGGGTTCAAATGTCTTAAGTTTGGTACTGTGTGTACTAACTCAATAAAGCCATATGTGACTGAAGAAATCTGCAATCGTATTTAACCAATCAAAAATTAAAGCATAGCCGCCCAGGGCGCTGTGTTGACACAGCGCCCTGGGCAGTTGGCTTTAATAACCGTCGTCTCCTTGCTCTCTGTTGTAGTCGTCGTTGTCTTTCTTCATTCTCTGGCTGTGTTTGGCCAGAGCCCTGCACACCCCACACACGGGTATAGGTTGATCGCCTTGTGCGGAGTAGAAGTCGTACCAGCGCCACAAAACACCGTCTTTCTTTAGAAACGGTTTTTGGCAGTCGGTGCACATGTGCACCTCCAGCCCCACTTGGGTGTGCTGGTGCTCCGAGCACACGTGGCACATCCCGTAGCCCTCTCGCCCAAAGCTGTCGTTCTCGTAGGACACTTCGAACAGTGCCTTGTGATCGACATCGACGTGCTCGCACACATCGAGCGAGTCCGCGAGAGTCTTCTTGGCAGACTCTGTTAAAGACTCGACATTTCTCTTGGTGAACCAGTTCATGTCTCACCTACCTTTCTGCTTTTATTAAGCGTAAATGTGGTCGCAGTGAGTCACCGCTGAGCCAACTCGTTTTTTACACAGGCGTCAAGGTGTACGCGACCCCATCAATTGTGATGGTCTTGAGCACGGGCTGCTGCCTCATCACATCTTCTTCGTTCACTTGTTTGCCCTGCAACCACCATTGATTCGTACCGTTTTTCAAGGTCACAGCGGGTCCGTCCTCGCGGTGGGGGTGTTCTTCTCAAACAAGAACACATCCAGCACAACAAAGGACCGATCGAGTCCGATGCGTTACAAGATGATGGTGTTTGAGGGGGCGCTGTGATCCCCCGCGTCCCCGTGGCTGATGGTGACGTAGGCGCTGGCGGTGTCGTGGGACACGCTGAACTGCCCCGTGTCCACGGTGTCGTTCAAAAACCGACTGGGCATCCTTAATGTAAAGTGGTGCATCGATAAGGTGTAGGTCAGCTCTGGAAAACCACCCACGTCCTCGGTCAGGTTTTGCCGTATCTGCTCGAGCAAGTTGCAAAACAAGTGGCTCGTTTTTGAGATCGGGTCGTCACTGGGCGTGATGGTTGCAGCCAGGTACATTTCTTTTGATGTGTGAGAAAGGTTCATGTCAAAGGGTGGGTGTTGTTGAGGAGCACTCGGCAGCGTTTAGGCCAAAGGATTTGAATTTGCTGATGGGTGTGTTCAGCAAGGCTTGGAAGAACGTGTGGTCGTACGCGGGCAGCCTTTGCACCTGCGCCATGTCCATGCGGTTGACCCTGAGGAAGTGATCCCACACGTCTCGCACGGTGAGGGTGTTGTCCAACAGCCAAATCTATCGAACGGCATCTGGGTGCTGATACTGGTGGCTCATCAAGCGGTAGTGGCCCGCAAAGGTGATGTCCAGCCCCACGTCCTCGCCGATCATGCGGTTGTGTATGTTGATCAAGCGCATGAGGATGAACATGTCCATCTTGTCCGCGGAGGTAATGTCACTGAGCACCACCTGAGCGATCTCGGTATCGGTCTTGCCAGATGCGCGCATCGTGTCGATCTGGGCTGAAGTTCTAGCTTTGTTCAGCGTGGCGTTCACAAAGCCCTCAATGTTGATTTCGTTGGACACCGGTCGTCTCTTTCAAAACGCGTTGTTTTCATCAGCAACAATGATCTCGAGCAGCTTCACTTCACTCAAAGTCTTGCCCCGGCTGAGGATGCCCAGAATCTTGTCCTCGTGATAGCCCGTGTAGGCGGGCACGATCTTAAACTTGATTGCTTGGCTCAAGCCCGCGCTGCAAATCAGGTACCTGCTCTCATAGACCTTGCCTGGAACGCAGGGAGCGCTGGTGCCCTCTTCGCCAAAATCAATCAGTGCAAACGCCTCACCAAAGAGGCGAGCATGTACATTGTTAAAACGCAGTATAATCAGGTCAGCGAGTCCTCGGTCGTTGCGCCCAAACGTGTAGGCGTACATGCCCTTCAGGTCGTCTACCCCTTGAATGTAATACCCCCGGTGCTGAACAACGCGCTCCATTTGAGCGCGCAGGTCTTTTATTTCTTGCTTGTCGGAGTTGTTGGTGCTCATGACGCCGTGATTTCAATTGATGGGTACTGCAAAATCGCACTCGATAGCGTTAAGACCAAACGCTTTGAATTCGCTGATGGGCGTGCCTAACAGGTCTTGAAAGAAAGAGTGATCGTACGCTTGGAGTATTTGAACACCAGATATTTCCATGCCGTTGACTCTGAGAAAATAGTCCCACAGATCCCTCAGGGTCTGAGCGTCTCTCATCAGGTGGGTCCAGTCAACCGCCTCGGGTCGTTTGTCATAGTGTTTGACCAGAAAATGATAACCCAAAAAAGTGGTTGAGAGGCAGCCAACGTCCTTGGTTAACCGGTCGTGCATTCCTTTCAAGGCGGCCACGATCAAGATTTGCCTTCCTTCGCCATGATCCCAATGGCCAATAAGACTCTCAGAAATTTCCAAAGGAGTTTTCTCCTCTTGCTTCATGACCTCGACCCTTGAGGAGGTGCTTGCAGCGTGTAGTGTTGCATCTACAAGGCTTTGAATGTTGATTTCGTTTGACATGCTTAGTTTGCTCCGGTGTCTAGAAAGTTGCCCAAGAAGTGATTGGCTTCCTCAAAATCTTGTACGCTGAGAAACGCGTGCGAGTGGTGGCCCAAGGCGAGATCGATCCTCGCTGGTAGAAGTTGCCTTTAACTCAACCATAAAGTCAAGGTAGTTCCTCACGCCACCGCTGCCCTTTCGAGTAAGGACAAACCAGTTCCGTTTGATCCAGCAAGTGATGAGAAACCAAGTGGCTTGGAGCTGATGCGCAAACACAGCAGCGCTGTGGCTGATGAAAAGGTGCGCATAATTCAATGCAGAAATAGGGGTGGCCACGGTAGAATTCTCCTTCGTGTGTGAATGCCTTTGAGCGGTGCTGCTCATCCAACCAAGCGCTTGATGCGCGCTTGCTTCTTGGTGACCTTGTCGTAGTACGTCTGCACGTCCTTGGCGCGCCGAGCGCCGTTGTAGCACCCCAAGGCGGGTTTGTTCAAGGTGTGCTTCTTCAAGCAGTCTGCCAGCACCTGCACGCCCGTTTGGATGTTGACAGCAGCGTCGAGCACATCGCGCCCGTCTAGTTTGTCTGCGTGGTAAAGCGCCATCACTTGCATGTAGCCCTCAGCGCCCATGTGGCTTACGATGTTTTGCCTAAAGCTGCTTTCTGCTGCAATCAGTCCAACAACCAAGTACGGGTCGATGTTGTTTTTCTTTGCATGGGCAAAGGCCAGGGCGATCACCTGCTTGGCCTGGGGCAGCCCCATCGTCTTGTACAGCCAAGAGACGACGCGGGCGGTTTTGTCGATTTGTTGCCTCTCACTCAAGATGGGGCTCATTTTGGCCAGGATCTTGGACTCGATGACGGGGTAATCGGCAAGGGCGGTGACCACTGTCGTGTTGGTGCTCAGGAGCAGTGGGCGCGCTTGCAGCGCGAGCACCGCAAAGACCAGTGTGAAGAGGGCGCAGAGGGCGATGTTTTTCATGCGTGTTTTTCCTTGTGTGTATTGGTGTGGTGGGGTTCAAAGGAACTCGTGGTGACCGGTGCTTGAGTTAAAGGCAATGGCCGCCTCTTGTGAGAACGGCCAGCGCATGGCGCCTGTCAGGCCTGCGCAGTAGCGCATGTTGGCAAACTCAAAGATCTCTTGGCGCGCGTTGTTCACCGAGCTGGCCACAGCGCGCATGGTGTTGTCCTCAAAGACCGCTTCTAAGAACTCGTTGTCTTTTGGGTGCAAGCTGATGCCGTACTTGGACTCGCCAATGATGGCGTTTAGCTCCAAGACGTGGTCTCGAATCTCCTCAAGCGTCATCTTGTCAAGATCGATGGTGGCGGGTTGCTTCATGAAAAAAACTCCTTTGTGTAAAGTGCAAATACCCAAAGCCCAAGGTGGTGCATAGGCCTGTGGGGCGCGTGTCTTTTTACCACGCTTACCTTATGTACCGACTCGCTCAAATTGAGTGCACCTGACTGCTTCCAAGCAGTCCTCTAAGGACTCAAAGTACTCATCGGTGAACAGGTGGGTGTCTGAGACGCTGAAGCAAATCAGCTTGTTGGAGTCGGGGGGTGTTAGCATGTGCGTGAGGTGGACACGAATGCATGAAGCATTCCCTTCATGCATTCGTGTCCACCACCAAACCCAACTCATCAGCATCTAAACCGTAACTAACAAACCGGCTTCGTTGAACTTTTTGCCAACTGTTACCCGTTAGGATGTTACGCATTGAGAAATGCGATGAGTTTGTGGGAGACTGAGAAGGATATTCCCTTCCTTCTTCTGGGTACCCGTGGAACGGGTGAGACTCAATGAACTTGAGCATGATCTTAGAAAACCCTTTGGGGTTCTTGTCTTGGTCAAGCGCAGCTTGCCACATGCTGTTAAGCTGTAGGATTTCTTCATCAGAGGCACTGTCAAACCAAGTCCAATGCATGCCCTTTGAAAGGCCCATCTGATAGGCCTGCAAAGCTCGGTCTCTGAGTTCGATCCGATGCGCAGCCATGCGCCTTTTGTACGAACTCTCGGGTAGCAAAGTATCTTGCCACGCCGTATTTTCCCCTGGCACATAGCGGTTGCTGTAGCTCGGTGGTACGGTCTGCATTGAGCCCCCGCCCCACGCGGCTGGACGTGGCGCCTCTTGCCAGGGTTGAGTCGGGTGCGCTGAGCCCCTGCTTGGATATGCCGTGCCTTGGAGAAAGCCAGCCTGTGAGGTGAATACTGGGTTGGACGGGTGTCCGCTGTACCCAAGTCGCATAGGTTGACTTGGGTAACTCAGGCCTTGCTGTGCTGCTGTGAAGGTGTGTGCGCGCACGCCCAGGGTCATCTGTGCTTCAGCCAACTGCTCGCGCACTTGCTCGATGGTGCCTTCAATCAGAACCGTCATTTTGATCATTTTTTCCTTCTGCGCACGAAGCGCTTAAATTAAGCAACGGTATTGCTACTCAGTCAGGTTGGTAATATATGAGCAAAAACAATTAGAATCGTATTTTAAATAAAAATAAGCACAATCACAATCTGGCCCTTTGATGACCAGATTGTGATTTATGTGTTGACGCTGCTGTCTGTCAAAGCCAGTGCATTAGCCAGGAGGTAAGTTAAGTTCTATGCCGCTGTAAAAACACCTGCTGTCAATCGCGTCATAGAACAACTCCGCTGACGTTGAATGGGTGTTGACCCACTTGCCCACTCTGACGAATACGGTTACGTACGGTGGAGCGCCTTTGCACAAATATCTGTTTCTACCAGACACGAAGAAGTCCATCGCCACGTGAGGTTGATCAATGAAATTGACCTGATCTTCACCACCCTCACCGTACAGCTTTAGGAACACTTCTTGGGTCATGGCATGTTTGGCCAGCTCCCCGATGGCCAAGTTCAAACAGTGGTTACTGAACGTGTCGACTACTAAACTCTCCACACTGACAAATGACGGCAGCATATCGCTGATATCATCCTCGTACACCTTGGGCAGGAGCTTAACGCAGGCATCGAACTTCAGTTTGGCCAAATGCCGATACAGCGCTAGGAGACGCTGCGCTTTGGCTGGGTCATCACGTGCATCCAGACGGTTGTACGTGATGAAGGTCCCGGCCGAAAGACGGTTTCCAATTGGATTCTCATCTCCCTGCATTATTCCATGACGTCTTTGATGAAAATCGGTTGTGAATTGGCTCAGATCCGACTGCAAATCACCGGCTCTGTTTAACAGCATGTTGATATAATTGTTCATGTTTGTTTCACCTGTTAACCACCCCGGCATTTAGGCCGGGGTGGTTAACTGTAATCAAATGGGCGATTCGACTTCCATGTCATTATGAAAGCATCGGTTCTCAATGGACTCACGCACGAGATCCCCAGACTCTGCAGTCACCCATTTGCCCACATCCACAAACATAATCAGGTGAGGCAAAGCCCCATCGTACATATCTTCTCTGCTATTAAACAAGAAGGCCTCCAGATTGACGTAGGTCTGATCGATGAACATCACCTCTCGCTCACCACCTGCCTTGTACAGCTCCAAGAACGCCTCATGCGTCATGACACACCTGGCCAAGTCACCAGTGACCAGCCTGACACAGGCTTCTTCAAACGCATCGATCACCAGGTCTTCACTGATGACAACCGACGCGGGGATGTTTTTAACATCCCCGCCGTACAAATCGCTCAGCTCTTTAACAAACTTGTTAAAATGAAGTTTGGCGAGGTGACGATAACACACCGAGGTGCGATGTGTTGTTGTCGGATCGTCCTTAAGATCCAAGCGACTGTAGGTGATAAATTCTCCACCGAAGTAGTGATGTCCTCTCAGCTGATGACTCTCCTCTAAGGCTACCGATGTCCTTTGATTGAAATCTTCTGTAAGCTGATTCAGAGTTGACTGTAAGTCACCGGACTCGTCCAGCAACATGTCGAGGTAATTGCTCATGAACAATTCGTCTTTCTGCGCACAAGGCGCTCTGATAAACAGCGGGTTTGCTACTCTGTTCAATTGAGTAATGTGTGCCCAACAATGTTTGGAATCGTTTTTATGAAAAAAAAAATAAAGAAAGAAACACCTCCACCCCAGCATCCTAAGACGTTGGGGTGGAGGTGCGCTTTATGCCGTCACTGGTTCGGTAACTAGCGGGATCAACGCTCTTGCAGCGTTGATTGTTTTCTTGTCGAAGGACGCGTTTGCACGCGAATCCTTTTCCGAGAGCAGGAGGCCGATCGTCTCCACCAGACCTTCATGGCGGGCCAGGTGGCCCATAGTTAGCAAATAACTAAATTTATGGTTAAGTCTAACCGCCTCTTTCTTCACATACTCTACCACCTCCTGGAGAGTTGCGCGTTTTTCGATGTAGTCGCTCAGGCTCTCTGACCAGATCAGCCTTTTATCAGAGGTATCATACAGAATCACTCGGGCGGTGCTCAAGTCATCTTGAAACACCTTCCTCAAGATGGCCATGTGACCATCTTGGAGCATGGGGCACCTCTCACCTTCGTAGGTGAGATACTGACCAATCAGGTTAAGTGCCTGATTCGCATTGTAACAAGGATGGTCGAAACAGTACCCCATCATGTTACCCGCCCAGGAATCATTCCCGTCATCGCTCCACTCTGGCACTTTGGCCAGAATTGCTTGTGCAATAATCAATTGAGCTGGCGTCAACTTAAAAGAGACTTTCATAATAAATCCATTCTGCTCGATGAGAGCGTAAAATGTGTTGCCTAAGAGAATTCCTAGACTAACATAATGAAGCCATATGTGACTGAAGAAATCTGCAATCGTATTCTAGACAGAACCACACTTGTCATCTCTCTTGACAGTCACGCCATGAGCTGTGCCAATATTTTTACCCACAGTGGTGTCCAGTAGGGTTCCTCAGCTAAGCGGCATAAGACACGGTGCACGACTCAAAAGAGCGTGCACCGTGTCTTATGCCGTCTACCACTTCAAGTAACTGGGAGCGGCCTTGTCATCGAACTCCCACCCCAGCGCGCGCAGCAAGCGCAGGCCCGGGGCCTGCGCAGACTCCATCGCCATGCCGGAGACGCTTTTGGGAATCGAGGCCACGATGTCGGCTTTCGTAAACGACATCTCACCGTAGCTCTCCAGCGCTGGTGCTTTGTACTTGCGCGCCACATTGATGCCCGGCTCGTTCACAAAGTCCCACACGACAATCTCTTTCAAGTTGCGGTGTTGTACCCCATTGATCCGAACGTCCTCGGTGAACGCGCGGATCGAGAAGCACACGTCTTCCTTGGGGTTCTCAAAGGACTTGGCCAGCGCGGGGCCCATGGGGCCACACGGCGCCACCTTGGCCATGATGGCCACGACGGGGCGGCCCAGGTCGTCTTTGACTTTGTCAAAGTCCAGCCAGATGCTCTCAAAGTGCGCGCACACGTTTTTCTCATCGATTTGCATGACGCGGTTGGCAAAGTCATCCATCGACTGGCCTGGCATCATCTTGGGGTGGCCGTACTCGCCCTTTAAGCACCCCGAGCTTACGCGGCGCATGAACGAGCTCGAACTCTTAAACAGGTCTTTGGCGCCCTCGTGGGAATACCATGAACCACTTGAGTTCCAAGTATTGAGTCCCCCCACAGGCATTGTGTAATACCCATCGCTGTCTTTGGGCAGAACGCCTTGCTTGCCCGTGTTCTTCAAAGCGGTGTTGGTGAAGACGACGTTGTTCATAAGTTTGTTTTTCCAAGAAAAAAGTTAAGGAGAGGGCATCACAGAATGGCGCAGCATACACCCCCACTGGCTTAAAACCAGTGGGGGTGTATGGCAAACGGCATCAGGCCCGAAGGAGTGACTCGATGTTCTCCGTGCGGGTCGAAGGCGAGATGAGCGCAGACACAATGCCCACGGACATGTACGAGCCACCAAGCTTGGTGGTCGTGTTGGTTGCTGAGTACTCAACGCTTTTCAGTGAGACAAATGCTGGGGGGTCGGTTCGCAACTCGCCCAGTGACTGTATCTTGGTGCGGTAGTACTTGGTGCGGTCCGTGGGGTCTCTGGCCACCATGGAGGCAATGAGCTGGGTTACCTCTTGGTTGGCACCCACGTTGGCGCCTGCGTGGTGCTGGGCGGTATCAAAGATGTGCCCGAGCTCCTCGTAGCCCACGTACCACGGGATCTTCCCGCTGGAGAAGAACTCATCGTAGATGCGGTAGGTGAGGGTGTCGGTGCGCACCAGGTTCGTGGACTTAAAGACGGTGGAGCCCGGGGGGAACACAAACTCCAAGTACTCATCGCCCTCGATTTTGATGCGGTTCATCACCGCGGGATCAATGGAGATCATCGCGTTGATCAAGCTCACCCCGTAGTACATGTCTTGGCAGGTGATCGCGTAGATGCCCAAGATGTGCTTGTCCACCCCCACGTAGGCCAGGTTTCGCTCGGCAAAGCGAGCTGGCACGTAGATCTTCACCTCTTGCAAGGCCACGACCCGGTTGTCTGGGAGCTCTTTTAAGCACGCCTTGATTTGAGCGGCGTCTCGGATGAGTCGTTTGGTGTCCATCAGTGGGCCCCTGTGCTCACAGGCCGCTTAGGCACATCTGGTCGCACACGTAGTCCACGACGTAGTCCACCAAGGACAAGAGCGCGGCTTCACGCACCTCTATACCCGCGTTGCACTGGCACGCGCGCTCAATGCCACCCAAGATGCTCTCAGCGCCCGTGTAGTAAAACGCACTTTGGCAAACGGCTTTGAGCGACAAGCTCCACAGGTTCTTGAAGTCACTCTCGTTGACCGAGTCCACAAAGGCGTCAGCGTTCTTCAAAAACACCAGGTACTCAGGCATGTTTGTGTCTGCTGGCATGCCTGGGCGCAGGTGGGCAAAGCAGTTTTGCAAATCAGCACCCACCACGCCCAAGAGCCTGCCGTGCAAGATCTCCTTGTAGCGCGCAAAGCGCTTGTTGCGCTCGCTGGTGGACAGCAGGAAGTTGTGCTGCTCCCAGGTTGACAGGAATTGGCCCGCGCCCTCATCGAGGTCGCTCACAAAGCGGCTTGGTCTGCTGGAGAGCACGCTACCGAAGAGGACAGCGGTGTTGCCACCACCCTCCAACCACTTGCGGTACACGTTGCCGTTCACTTGGACTTCGGTCAGACTGTAGCTCCTGATCAGCAAGCCTGTGGAGGAGTTGCGCGCGTACTCCTCGTAGGCGTGGTGCAGGCGCAGGGCAGCTTGGTCGCGCAGGCGACCAACCATCTCGTTGTAGGCGGGGAGTGCGAGGTTGGTGCCCTCGGGCGGGGTGTCGTAGAGCTTCTTGCACAGCAAGAACACGGTGAGCGCAGCGTCGGTGCCCGTGGCGTTGTCGGCAATCAGGCTGTTAAAGCGCCCCTTGGTGGGGGACGCTGTAAAGACACAGTCCCACACGTGTTGGAAGAACGCATCTCCTGTCTTGCTCCCCCACAGCGCAATGGCGTCATCGCAGCACTTGTCTCCCGTGCCCAAGAGCTCTAGCACCTCAGAGCCACTCTTCTCAGCCAAGGACAAGTAGCCCTCAATGGGCATGTAGGAGATGTCTTTGAACGCGTGGATCATCTCCTCAAAGACGGGCTCCAAGAGTGGCTCGGCTGGATCGATCACCTTGATTTGCAGCACGTACTGCAAGTTAACGGGCAGCGCCTTGATGTCCTCTTCGACCTCTTTGACCAGGGCTTGGACGACGGGGCTCACCACGCTCCTGGCAAAGTTCAAATGGCCTTGGACTGCTTTGGCAATGACGCTCACCATGGCACCCAACTCATCGGTGTGCTTGCTGCACTGCTCGGGGTTCCAGCCCTCGCTTTGCTGAGCGATGTAGGCGGCATCGGGCTCGTAGCTGGTCTCGTTGTTGCTGGTCGCATCGCACAGCGCTGCACTTTGGCACAGGCTGGCAAGCGGGGTGCCAGGGGTTGCGCACAGCACCAAGCCTCGGCGGTCAAATTCTTGGGCCGTGGCAATGGCCTCTCGAACGGTGTCGATGTGAATCACTTGGGGCTCCCTTGGGTGTACTTGGCAAAGTTCAGGTGGATGCGGCTGCAGATGAGGCTGCTCAAAGCGGCCCTGCTCAGGCCAGAGCCGTTCAGGGTGTTGGCCACCTCAGAGCCACTGATCTCTTTGACGATGCCTGTGGCCAGTGCCGCGCCATTGGCCAAGACGCTCACGGTGGTTTTTGATTGCAAAAGCATGGTGCGGGGGTTCTTTCGGTAAAGGGTTAGGCGAAGGGGGTTGGATAAAATTGGTTGAAACGAGTGCCCACCCCCAGGCACCCAAAGGGCCTGGGGGTGGGGCGTGTCGTCTAGCTTCGGTACAGCGCAAGCGCTTTCTTTGTGATCACCTTCAGGAGCGTGTTGGTGGTTCCGATAATGTCTGGGCTGTTGACGATCCTCGCAGCAATGGACGTGCCCCCAAAGGCGGCATCGATGATGTCGCCGTTCTCACTGATCAAGTCGTCATCCATCACCTCGGAGAACACCGTTTTGAGCTGGTTGCAAAAAGCACCCTTGTCACCCAAGCCCGCCCCCACCGTGGAGGTGATGTAGATGCGCACCGCCAGTGAGTCCAGCACGAGGGGGTTGCCCTCGATGCGAAAGCCCCCATCCACGCTGCCCGTGTACACCGTCCTCGCCGTGGCTTGGGCGAACTGCTTGAGCTCTTTGTCGCTGCTACTCGCCAGCGCCTTGAGTGGCTCAGACATGTCGTCTTTGTCACCGTGGTAGAACACCTCGATCTTCTCAACAACGCCTTTGACGTGCGCGCGCGGCGTCTGCGCGCTTAATGCGCGCAGCGTGTCCAAGGACTGCTCATCAAAGAGCTTGTTGTCTGCGGTGATGGCGTCTTCGATGATGCATAAAATGGTGTCTGCCTCGACCGCTGAGCCCACCTTCACCAAGCGCGAGATGCTTTGGTCAAACGTAAGCACGATGTTCTTCACCTTCGTGATCTTCGTGCTGAGCTTATCTCCCACGCGCTTGGAGATGAGTGAGGCGTCTTCGAGCGTTTGCGCTGACTCCCACAAAACGGTCTTCACGTTGGTGGCGTTCTTCCATACGACCTCTTTGGGGTTAAAGAAGTCGGGCTCAAAGAAGCCGTCGTTGTAGCACACCACATCGCCCACCGCCACCTTATCGCCCACCCGCAGTGAGCTTACGATGTTGTGCGCCACCGTGAGGCCTGCGGCGTTGCCGTAGCGCCGCCCAAGCTCATAGCCTTGTACTGTCTCATCGTCGTAGTCCACAATGATGCCCTTGGCCTCAACGGACCTCACGGTGCCGGGCTTTCTGGCGGTGAACGCAAACATGCTGGAGGTACGGTGAGCAATCACGCTGTCGTAGCCCGTGCGCACCGTGAACTGCTTGTAGCTTACGCAAGAGATGGAGTGCTCTTGCTGAATTGCGATGAAGTTAACTCTCTTGGGCGATGTCTTCGAAACTGGCCGCCTACCAGTCCCCGTGCACCAAAGCACTGCTCCGGGATTTCCCTCGGATGTCGAGACTATATCTTCTCCCACCTAGGGGAGTTTCCTGTTTCCCCGTCGCTTTGACAGGTACTGGCTGATAAGGCCATAGTCGTTGAACGTTCTCCGTGTCTGGCTTCACAGCCATAGGTAGGAGCTTCGCTGCGGATTATCCAATCTTCACCTTTGTTACCGTACCCAGAGAGTTAGTCTGGCCACCACGCAGTTTCCGAACGTGGTTTGGTAGGTGCAAGCTCTGGAGGATGTCCCCGTCAATTAAGGAAAATTCCATCAGACCGTTGCCAGCCTGTGGGACCATAAACTGTTTACTGCTCTGAAACACCTCGGTATTTATCGTAGGTGTGGTTATCTGAAAATACGGTTGACCCGGCTGACTTTAAGCGGTAATTTAAAAGTGTTGGCTTGATGTTCATGACTCTGCAACAATCCGTGGAAGAAGCAAAGATTGTTGCTTGTCCAGTGGCTCGGTTAACAATACGCACAGGCTGCTTTTTCGAATAACGAGCAGCTTCTAAGTATGGATCGATTACCTCACGCCACGGGGTTTTGTCACACGCCCACTTGATTTGAATGAACCCAGGCAGCACCGGTTGATCAGGTTGGTTGATCCAGAGCGTAATGGTTGAGTCCGGTACGTCAATCCACCGCGCTAAATCACTCACCATAGCAAACGATTTTGTTGTTCCGTCTAGGACGTTTCTCAAGTTAGCGGCTTTGCGCAAACCGTTTTTAACCAACGCCTTGTCAGTGCCTTCAACGATGCACCAGGGTGCATCGGGTTGAAACAACCGGTATTGCTTTCTTTCTGGAAAAACCCTTGACTCACCTATCTTTACACGCCAATTGATCGTGTCCTTTGACACGCCCAAGTCTCGTGCGCACTCGACTATACTGGGATAATTGTCTACTTCCCCAGTATCAACGTTGCGCACCGACACAGGCAGGCACTTCGAGGTTAACCCCATTGCACCAGCATGTTCAGCATTTTCTTGATAAGTCACCCATTCCAAATTATCTAAACGATCGTCCCCTTTGATACCATTTTTGTGATTGATGATCAATCCCTCAATGGTGCCTTGGCACGGAATGAAAACGTAGCCGAGCAATCGATGCCGTCCCCATGTAAGCGTATAGCCTACGTCGCTCTTTAATCGGAAATTTCTGTAACCCGCTGGATTCACGCTGCCAGAAAGAAAGGATTGGCTCAAGACGTTAAACACTTGGCCCATTCGGTTGACACAGTAGCTGCTGTATCCTGGGATCTTTACCAACTCAAAATCATCTTCAGTTTTAACACTATTCATCACGTACTCCTTTTGTTCATAGAATAGGTGTGTTTAGTTCATAGCAGTACAGTTTGTTAATCATCTCTGTCAGATCCTACGCTCAAGAGGGCGGAGGTTGACAAGAGAGATGTTGCACCACCTTTGTCAAAGTCGTAGCGCTTGGAGATGCCGCGAAGCGAAGTGAACTGCGGGTCAGGTGACATGAAGATGTTGATACCCACGTCTGAGCTGTCCACGGTGGACTCTGAGATGGTGCCCATGTCGTTGGGGTGGTACGCGCGCGTGAGCTTTACCATGGAGCGCGAGCTGCGCCCCCCAGTGCCCCCAAACGTGACCGCCTCCAACTCTTTGAGCTCCTTGATCGGGTTGATCTCGCTTACCTGGGCCTTGGAGGGGTCCTCAGAGATGCGTTTCCACACCGCGTAGGGGTTCATCTCAATTGGTGCGTTTGACTTGCCCAAGCGCCCGTTGTGCGCGCGCAGCGACTGGATGAGCTCGGTGTAGACCGCCCCACTCATGCGCTCGTAGCCCTTGATGCGCATGAACGCGGGGTCCAGCTCCATGGGCGTGTTGTCATCGAGCAGCATCTCACACGCTCTGAGCAACAGGCCTTGGAACGTCGTGGGCTCCTTCATCTCCACGAGCAAGTCGCGCGTGATGGGGTCCACAAACATGCGGTACATCAAATCGAGCTCTCGGATGTAGCGCGTGCCCAGGTTGTTGGCTTCTAGCACGTTTAGGTACACGCCTCGCTTATCAAAGCTGTGCACGCTAAAGAGCTTGATCGTTCGGTGGTAGGTGGTAAACCCACCCAGCACCATCGAGGCAAACCGGTCGTCTCGGGAGAACACGAGGGACTCGTCGCTGAAGGTGAGCACGTACTCGTGAGACTGCAAGTTCAGTCTTGCCCCAGCGGCCACGCGCCGTGGCTGCACTTTCAACAGGCGCAGCAACTTGTCAAAGCCCAAGTTGTAGCCCAGCACGACACCAATGGGAATCTCTTTACCAAACACCACGACACCGGCTGACTCCACGGGGGCGAGTTGCAAGTCGATGTTCAAAAAAGACTCCAAGCTGCCAAAGGGTACGAGCTCCTTGTCCTGCACGGTGTACACGGTGCCTGCTGTGTCGAGCACCAAGAAGCCACCCAGCGCGTTCTTGCCCAGCAGCACCGAGCCGTTTTTCTCAAGCGCCGCGATGGCCTCGGGCGGGTAGAGCTGCTGCTTCTCGGCCAAAGAAAAGTTGAGCTGGTAGCCTCGGGCCACCAAGCTTTTGGCCACCACCGCGATGGCGCTAAAGCACCGAGGGACTGCTGCGGTGGGATCGAACACATTGTCTGCAACCAGCTCGGTGATTGATCTCTCCAGCGGGTCCAGGCCCTTTGCGATCACCTGGCACTGCAGCCAGTAGCCGTAGTCGTCCGTTTTGCGCTTGCCTCGGTTGATGAACGCTTTGCCGTAGTACGACGTGAGCGACACCTTTGCTGGGGCTGTTTTGCGAATGGGGAGCACCCCATCCAAAGTGGACCATATCACCACCCGCTCCCCCGCAAAGGGGGAGGTAGGGTGCCTACCGTTTCGGCTCAAGGCCAATAAAAGCCTTGCGATCTCTCGATCACGCGCTGGATAAGAGCGCGCCCTACTCTACTCGCTTTAATGGCTTGTTGCCAAGCCACCACCAGATTTTAGACCGGTGTGATTATGCGCAGTTTCTGCGCAATTAGCTTTCGATGGCCTCTGAACACAGCGCTTAGACCTATGGGTCCTTAGCGCCTTCGTTGCGGATCATGTCTCTTGGACTGGCGTTTTCACCGTGCCTGATGAGGAGCGTTATCTCCACAGGTGTTGCGCTGCGTTTCTGCGCGCAAGTGGTAGCCAGCAAGATTGTAGACGTTTTCCCGCAGTTAGGTAGGTTTTCTAGTACCGCATTTCTGCGGTACGGCGACCTGTTTCCTGAGGCATGCCTTTTAGCACATCACAGGGGGGTTTTAATCGCCGCGTTGTTTCCTGAGGCGGTAGCGAACCCCATTAGACGAGTAAGTGCCATCGGCCTGCACGATTGGTAACTTAAAGCGCAGCGTGGAGGGCACACCGACCACGGGTGCTAGGCGCAGGCTGTGCATCTCGTAGCCACCCAAGACATCATCGACCCGCTCGACTTTGTAGCCCGTAACAGCAACGCCTGCCTTTTGCACGTTGAGCACAAAGGCAGCGGTGTCCTTGGCCATCACCTGCTCGATGTAGCGCTGATCAAAGTCGAGCAAACTGCTCTTGAGCATGGTTTTGTCCAAGACGCTCGTGGAGTCAGGCACGCTGGATGAGCCGGTGATCTTCAGCACCTCTGGGGGGATCTTGATGAATTCCTCCAGCGTGCTTTTGCCGTCTGGGGCGCTTAGGCTCTTGTAGGCATTGGCCAGTTTTGTGAACCGGCGGTACTCCGCTGCTGAGAGCAAGCCGTCATCGGCCAAGCGGTCGCACACAAAGAGGATGCCGTCTTCCAAGCTGGTGTCTTTGGCCTCCAAAATCACCTCGGCCAAGGGTGCCTCGTCCTCACTGGTCTGACTCTCTTGGCGCCGCGCGATCTCGTTTAACTGAGCCAAGTCCTCATCGAGCTGGGCGTCCTCAGCCAAGATGCGCGCCTGTGCGCCCTCATCGTCCTCATCGAGTTGGATGTCTGCGTCCACGGTGGCCAGCGCTGCTTGCTCCTGGGGCAGGTTAAGCGCTTGGTCCTCCTCGTCCTCAAAGCCCGTGTTTTGACCTGGCACGTCGGTGAACTCACTGGCGCGCTCACCGAGCTCGTCCTCATCCGTGTCAGTGCTTAGCTTTTGGGCCAGCTTGGATGGTGTGGGTGCACCCACACCCAGCTCAGCGTCCTCGCCCGCGTTGGCAGTCAGTGTCCTTACCTCCATCAGCGTCATCAGCATGCGCACCACGCGCTTTTGCAGCTGCGTGGCATCGATCACTTGCTTGGCGGGCGTTAGGTACTCAGCCAGGAGCGGGTCGTCCTTGTTGTCTCGAAAGCTGTTGAGCACGCCCAGGTTGATCGTGCACCACTTTGCGCTCTCTTGGTAGACCAAGTTGATTTGCTGCAGTTTGTTCGCCGGGATCTTGGAGAACAAGCTGCTGGCGCGCTCTGCGCTTAGCCACTTCCACAGCTCCAAGAACACGTAGGCGTCCTCGCCCCTCAGTGTCTTCAAAGTGGCTTGGTTGATCGTGCCGCTTGCCATGCCCAGCTGCTGCATGCTTGGGATGACAGCGGGAACTCTTAGCATCAAGAACTGCTGGCGCTCAGAGAGTGCTGCCACGCTGGCCAGCGTTTGCATGACGGTGGAGAACTGGTTGTACCACTTGTAGTACTCGGTGAAGAAGCTGCGCACGTAGCGCTGGTTCTTGGCCAGCAAGCAGTAGTTGTACACGAGCAGGGTGGTCTTATCTCGGTCAGCGACTTCTAAGCTGCGCAGTGGGCGGGTCCTGCGGTGGCGCGCGTGATAGTCGCGCACCAAGGCTTGCACGTTCACACCGAGCTTGCGGGGGTTGCCCTTGTCCTCGGCGAGCTCCAAGACATGCCCCACCAAGATGGGCTTGGTGATGTGGCGAAACAAGTAGTCATCCGAGGGTGGCCCGAGTTCTACGCCGTCGTAGGTGACGTAGTGGTACACCGCACTCATAGGCAGGTTCAGCAAGCTCAGGTCGGTCGTGGGAGGTGCTGCGACCTGAGCGATGGTGCGTACCCCAAAGCGGCGGTAAAAGGCGGGGTAGGTGAGGAGGGCCATGGTCGTTTAGGGGCCAGTCATGTTGCGCAGCACAAAGTCAATTGTGTCGACGTTTAGGTTGTTGATGAAACTGCCATCGGTGTTCACGTAGCAGGCCTTTTTGGTAAAGAAGGTTTTGCACTCCTCTATCGCCTCATCGGTGTAGACGATTGAGAGCGATGCGGTCGTTGGTGTTCAGACAGGCTCGTTAGACCCGTCTCGCCTTGCAAAGAAGGCTGCTGCGCGTCTGCGCGCAGACCAGACTATATCTTCACCCCGCGCCTGTGGGCGGGTGGGGTGTTTCCCATTTCCACTCACTTGAGTGTACCTCTTTCGAGTAGTCGTTGAACCTTCCCCATCTCTCGTCTCCCGACGATAGGCAGGGGCTTGGCTGCTGATTGTCTCTACCCACTGTATTTTCAAACCTGCTTTGCAGCACGTGTGCATTTTCATGCTCCGCTTGGGTTCAGTGGTTTGGCGAGAGGTTCCAGACAATTAGAGAAATTATTTTACTAACCATTTCGGGCTAGGGAGACGCGGCAGTCCATCTCCGTCGAACGTGGTGTTCCAGTGAGGGCGTGACGCTCACCGCTGCCCGCCAAGCGGGCAGCTGCATGTCTCCATGCAGACCAGACTATATCTTCCTCCTGCTGGCCTGGGCCAGCGTGGGAGGCTTCCTGTTTCGAGGCCACTAGGCCCCTACACCCTGCGTGGGGGTTAGTCGTTGAACTCGGCCCATGCGCGGTCAAGCGTTTAGGGCATCAGCTGCTAAAGGGACCTTGGGTCCACGGTTGCCTCTACCCACTGATTTTCAAACCTGTCTTGCGACACGTGTGCATTTTCATGCTCCGCTTAGGTTCAGTGGTCTAACGAGGGGTTCCAGCAATTAAGGAAGAATCTCACAGGCATTTCGGCCTGTGAGGACAAAACTTGACAATTTAAGAAAAACAAACAAGTGGAGCGCAGCGTGTAGCTCTCCATCTTCGTGCAGGGTTTGAACACGTCTTTGCCATCTTCTCCCCCCTGACCTTGCCCGCTAAGGACATGCAATATCGATTTGAGGTCAGTGGTATCCGAATGAACCCGTCCATTTGTTTGTTTTTCTCTAGCATGCCTGTACTTTCTGTTAAGTTGACTTTCCCCACATAACACAAGTATCAAACAGTTAAAAAGCTATCTAATCGTCAAATACGATCCGCTCCGAGCATGGCCAGTCGAGACGAGTGGGGTGAGATGGAGTTAAAGAAGTTGGTGTCCGTGGGGAACTCGTAGGCGATGTGTCCCTCCCCAAGCGGCTTCCAGTCCTCTCCGAGTTCTTGCAAGACGACGGTTTTGACCGTCGTCTTTAGAAACGTGTTGCTCGGGTAGATGCTGCCTATGCCCCCAACGGGGTAGCGGGTCAAGAAGCACGGGTACTTGTTGGCCACTTTGTAGATGGCCGTGTAGAGCAGCTCCGCCCTTGTAAGGGGTCTGCAGTCCTCCTTGTTCCTCCCCGGTGGGAGCTCATCGATGCCGTGCAACAACTTGAACGTGGCGTCTGGCCCTCGGTACAGCAAGCCCACGTAGTGATCTGCCACGCTCACAAAGGAGTGGCGTATCGTGTCTTCTTGGAAGTAGGTGATGAATTTTTCCAACCCCTCGTTGGTCATCCACGCGTCGTACTCATCGGCTCTGAGCTGCACGCGCTCGGACTGCAGCGTCTTCTTGTTGACCAAGAGCGCTGGGGCACCGGGTGAGGTGAACACCTCGCTTAAGAACCCAGAGCGCAGCTGGTACTGAGACACGGGCAAGATGGCTTTGAGCGTTTGGTACAAACCTACTGCGGTGTCGTTAAAGCCCAAGTGGCCTGGGGCGTCTAGGTGGGGCGTGACCGTGCCCATGGCGGTGATCACGTTTCGCGTGCCGTTGAAGATTTTGCGAGACGCCCACTTGCCCATCATCAGGTTTTTCTTACCTTCTACGATGGCGGCCAAGTACTCGTAGACCTCGTTGAAGGTATTTTGCAGGGACACGCGCTGGCTGTTGTACGCCTCTGGGCTCACCTTGATGGTGGCCAAGTTGATGGTGTTGGAGATGGCAATCAGCTTGTAGTAAAGCGCGTTGATCTCGTCTGAGCTCTCGCGCCCGTTGTCATCGATCTCCAGGTCTCTTAAGGACGCGGGGATCACGAGCACGCGCTGAACCATCGATTTGTCTCGGTACTTGTCGATGAACGCGACTGCTTGCTCGCGCTTGACGCTTGGGCGCTGCTCGAACTCGATTTTGTGCCAGTGCTCAATGAAGTACGCGTACCCCGTGTAGCCATCGACCACGTCGGACTTGACGAAGTCAGCCAAGTTGGCATCCCAGCGCACAAACTCTCGGCTCGCCAAGATGTCGCTGTACAAGCTGCGCAAGCCCATCAGGGACTTGTAGATGGTGGGATGGATCACCGGCAACTTCAAGTCAATGTAGCCGTAGCGCAAATAGCGCGCATCTGAGCCGGCCACGCCAAACGTGGTCGTGGAGAAAAGCCCATCGGGGTGAAAGTTCTTTGTGACGCCCTCAAAGGTATCAAGGGAGGTTACAGCTCGAATGCGCTTGATGTCCTCGTCGTTGATTTGCAGCAAATCGATGTTAAAGGGGATGTCATTGACGGCCATGGGTAGAATTTTCTCCTTAAAAAAACAAGGGCTGGAAGCTTAAAGTTATGTAGACCTCAGCCAACACCGCCTCAAAAGGCGGGTTTGCTGGGGTCCTTAGAAACACGCAAAGAAATGGATTTATCAATGGCCACCAACAAACCCGAGTCAATCAACAACGAGTTTGATCTGGACTCTGAGCTCGATTTTGATGACCTCGATTTCCCAGACCCCTTTGCCACCGATGATAGAAAGCCAGTGGTCAAATTCACCTCGGGCTTGATCACGGGTGCAGCCGACGGCCTGCGCGACACCGCGTTCTTAAAGACCGTGCTGCGCGATGTGCTCCCCAAGGGATACGGTCAAACGATGGATGCCGCTGGAGCGGTCAAGCGCACCGCGCGCGACATCTACGACGGGGGGCTCAAAGAGATCCGACCCGCCATCAACGATTTCAAAAAGGCCGCGGTCAAGCTGATCCCGCCCGATAACAAGCTGGTGCCCAAAGCGGTGAGCGAGATGCTCAAGCGCTGGAGCAGTGAGCGAGATGAGGCGGCCAGTGCGGTGCTCAGTCAAGACGCGCAGCGCGAGTCGATGCTATCATCCACGATGATCGACATCTTTGAGTCCCAGGTCAAGCAAAACGTGGCTGATAAGGCCACCGATGCGGGCAAGGACCAGTTGCGCCAAGGCATTGAGATGACGCGCCACAAGGACATGTTTGCAATGGCCAACGCCAGCGCCTTGTCCCTCAGTCGCTTGGAGCAGTACCAAAGCAACATCACCCTGCGCTACCAAAAGAAGTCTTTGGAGCTGCAGTACCGCCAGCTCTTTGCCACGCAAGACATGCTGGCCAACAGCCAAAAGAGCGATGCCAAGCGAGATCAGTTCTTAACGAACATCACCAAGAACACCGCGCTCCCAGAGTTCGTGAAGATCAACTTGAACGAGGGCTTAAAGCAAGTCGCGCTCAACAAGTTCTATGAGAGCGCAAGTGACGGCCTCTTTGGTGGGCGCAACAAGCTCGTGCAGAAGACGCTTGAGCGGGTGAAGAACTCGGTGCTCGACAGCATCAAGGGTGTCGCGCGCGGGGTTCGCGCGGGCCTCAGTGGGGCCACAGACATGGGCGAGCAGGCCGCAGGCGCAGGCGACATGCCTGGGGCCGATGGGGTCAACATGGCGGGCAACATGGTCGGGGGCATGGCAGCGCAGGCCAGCATTGAGAGCTTGATCAAGCGCGCCAAGGATGAGAACAGCTACCTCAACCGAAAATTCGACCTCATTGGCAAAGCCAGGCGGGCCGACGAGCGCTTTAAGATCAGCGAGCGCGGCACCAAGCTGGAGAACGCGCTGGAGAACGCGCCTCGGACCTTGGAAGACTACCGCACAACGCGCGACAACGACTACGACCCCAGCATCGGTGCGTGGTTCAAGCGCACGTTTCAGCAGTTTGTGCCCAACATGGCCCCAGACACCCAGGCCATGGCCTACAAGGCCAAGGACATGGGCGACGCGTTCAGTCTGGACACCCGGCGAACGGACAAGACCATCAACGAGATCATCCCAGGCTACCTCGCTCGCATCTTGCGCGAGATTCAAGTGACCCGCACGGGCAACGAGAACACCAAGCTTACCGAGTACAGCCACGACGACGGTGCGTTTGTCTCCAGCGCGTCTTTGAAGAAAAAGATCTTCCAAGACATCGTGCCCCAAGCAGCGGTGAGCAGGACGCAGAGCAAGCTCGACGCGCTGGCAGACAACATCGACGCCAACAGCACGCTGAGCCCGGCTGCACGCGACGCGCTCAAGCGCAAGCTGCTGAAAAACGCTGCTGCTGGCAAGAGCGCCAACGTTGAGAACTTGGCCAAATTTCGTGCTTACCGAGACGAGAGCGAAGCGGTGCAAGACGAGTTGGTCCCACTGGTGAAAAGCTACTTGGAGAGCTTATCTCCCCAAAAGCAACTGGATTTCTCCAGGCTGCACAACAGCGCTGCTGACGGGGTGATGGACGCGCGAGGCGCCATGCAGCAGCGCATGGATCTGGGGGGAAGTCAAGCGCTAAAGCGCATGCGGGTGTTGGGCAAAAACGGACAAACCATTGATGTCGATGCTCTTTTAGAGCACTACCTAAAGACGAGTAACGGACTGCCTCCTGCGGGAGGCCCGGGTGGCGCAATTGGCCCTGGTGATGGGGTGGGCCCAGGTGGTCTGGGTGGCTCGTCTGGCATCGGTGGACCAGCGGGACCAAGTGGACCCAGTGGTGGTGGTGGCACAAGAGGCACAAGAGGCACAGGCGGCGCAAGCGGCGCGGGCGCGGCTGGGCCCGCTGGCCTGGGCGGCTTGGGTGGTGCAAGCGGCATCATTGGCCTGGATGGACCAAACGGGCCAAGTGGCGCGGGCGACAGCGGGCTTGGAGGGGGCGAGCGGGGACGCAGAGACGAGCTGAGCAATGAGGGCGTGCCCACGTTCGACCCTAACGGGCCCAATGCGCCCGAGGGCTTTCGAAAGCCCTCGCCCACGCTTGGCTCAGCCATCCGGGGCAACGAGAGCATTGGCAAGGCGCTGAGCAAAATCGAGAGTCTCCTGGGCGCCTCAGCTGCAACCAGCGCGCAGGGACTGAGCGCACCTGGCAGCATCGATGCCAGCGAGGCCGTCGAGGGCGAGACTGGCGCAGTTGCCTCAGCAGCAAACGCCACCCAGCGCACGCGCCGCCAGCGCTCCAGAAGGTCGTCCCAGAGCGGGCGCTTGCTGATTTCATCGGACGAAGACAGCGAGCCGGGCATCCTTGGTAAAGCAATTCTGAGTGCGGGCAACTCGTTGAAAGCGGGCGTTCTAAAGGGTGTTGGCAAATTCAAAACCGCTGTGCAAGACGTGTACGTGAAGGGGGAGTCCTCTCCTCGCCTGCTCGAGCTCAAACTGAGCTTGGGCAAGTACCGAGACAAGTTGAGTGGCAAAGTGATTGAGCATCAAAGCGAGATCACGGGAGACGTGATGGAGGGACCCACGGTGGTCTTAAGCGCCACTGAGCTGGCGCGCGCGGCGTTCTTTGATCTGAGGACCCAAAGCCTAAGCGCCTTAGAGGGCGCCAAGAACAAGGCCACTGGTGCTTTGGGCCAGATGAGGTTGGGTCAGATTGACCTGTCTCGCCAGGGCTTGCAAAACGCCATCGCTCGGGGCCTGAGCAGCACCCGAGACGCCTTTGAGGACAACCAAGGCGAGCCCAAAGACGTCTACTTGCAGGGCCAAGAAACACCGCGCCTGTACGCAGCCAAACTGAAAGAGGGTCACTACTACTTGGCTGAGACGGGAGAGAAGATCTTTCACCACAGCGAGATCACGGGTGAGGTGCGAGACGAGTCGGGCTCCACCGTCGTGCAAGCCGAGGAGATTGATCAGCTGCGCGTGTACGACCCCAAGACGCGCGAGTTCTCCGTGATCCGCTCGGTTGGGCGCGGTCTGGGCAAACTGGTGGGGGCGCTTTGGTACTTCCAAACCCGTGTGGCCCCCAAGATGGTTGCCTACAACTTTCGCCTGATTGGCAAAGCGCTCAAGCTGAGCGCGCGCGCCATCAAAAGCGTGCTGGGCTTTGGGCGCAGCAAAGTGAAAGACGTGTACGTGCGCGGTGAGAGCGAGCCGCGCTTGTACGCCAGCAAACTGAAAGAGGGCCACTACCGCTTGAGGAAAAGCGGCATGACAATCTACCACCAAGACGACATCAGTGGTGAGCTCGAAGACACCGAGGGCCAAGTCGTGCTAAACGAGGAGGACTTGGACAACTTGCAGGTGTACGACTCGCTGCTCAAAATATTCAACCCCTTCAAGCTGGTCGCCATCGTGGGCAAGGCCTTGTTTCGCTCAGCGATGTTTGTGCAGAAAAAGACGCTTGGGCTCGTGCTTGGCATTGGGCGACTGGCGGGCAAAGCGGTGGGCTCGGTGTTCAAGCGCTTGGTGGGCTTGTCAGCCAAGCCAAGCGATGTGTACGTGAGTGGGAGCAACCAAGTCTCCCTCTACGGCTCGGTGATGAAAAACGGGGGCTACTTCTCCTCGGCCACGCAAAGACCCATTGCCACCCCAAGCGACATTGACGGGGAGATCAAGGACGAGGACGGCCAAGTCGTGCTGAGCTTTGAGGACGTTGAGAAGGGTTTGCTCGACGCGCGGGGCCAGCCGATCAAAACCACCCTTGGCTCGCTGGTTGGCAAAACCCTTGGGGCGATTGGCAAGTTGTTTAGCATGCGGGTCAAACAGCCCACGCGCCGGGGCAGGACCTTGGCCCAGGACCGAGAAGCCCGCCAAGACGACCTGCGCCAAAACATGAGCGAGCGCAGGCAAACCGCACAAGCCGTGGCCAGCGAGCGCACCGTCGTGCTCTTGGAAGACATCAAGGCCATTTTCAAAGACAAGTTCAGTCCCAAGAAAGTTGCGGGCGACATCGACGGCGACGGCGTGCGCGAGAACTCCTTGCAAGACAAGCAAAACAAAAAGCGGGCTGCTGCAGCCGCTGCAGCAGCCCGCGGTGCAGGCGGTGCGGCTGGCGCAGGTGCTGCTGGCGCAGCAGGAGCAGCGGGCGGTGCAGGCAGTGGTGTCTTAGGCGCCCTGGGCACTGGGCTGATGGAGCGCTTCTTGCCCGGTGCCGTTGCAGGCGGCGCGGCTGGTGTGCTGGCGCTCAAGGCCGTCGCTGCAGCCAAGCTGGCGGCCACGGTGGCCGTGGGCGGTGCGGTGGGCGCAGCACTGGGCTATGCCACCGATGCCGCAGCAGGCGCAGTGGGCGCCGGTGGCAACGCAATCGATCAAGAGCAGGACGATAAAAACTGGATGGCTGCGGACAAGTCCGAGCGCTTTCAGTCGGGCATCGCAAGGGGCTTTGAGAAGGTAGGCTCCTTGCTGTTCATGGACAACATCGTCAACAGCGCCAAGGCCGCTCGCATCAAAAGCGAAACCGCCTACCTCGCCGATAAGGTGGGTGACAAGACAGGGCTCACCGAGAAGCTGGGCACCCCTGTGGCGCTGGCAAGCGGCGTGGGCGCACTCGCCTCCTACGCCAACAACAAGCTCTCGGGCCTGATGGCGCGCTCGTCTTTGAACGCGTTTGATAAGCTGCGCCACGTGCAGTACGGGTTTCCCAAAGACGTGACCGAGCACGCCTCTGCCGTGTCCAAGCTCGAGCGCTACTTGGAGGGCTTCATCCAATCCAAGCAAGGCACCCTCTCCATCAAGGAGAAGGACCTCTCGCTCAAAGAGCTGCTCGCGCCCTTTGGGCTGGACCACAAAAACGACAAGCACCTCTCCTTGTTCTTTGGCTGGTACCAAAACCGCTTCAAAGCGGTGTTTCTGACCCACATCACGGCCATGGACCGCCTCGCTGGCAAACCAAGCTTGTCTGGGGCAGACGCGCTCAAAGAGGACGACAAGAAGAAGCTTGCCCAAGCGGTGCGCTTCCCCGAGGGGCGCTACGAGTACGACAAGCTCCCGCTGCTGAGCATGGGCTTTAAGCCCACCACCGTCAAAGAGGTCGACCAACAAGCCCAGGCCTTGATCGATGAGCTTGACAAGCAATCGCCTGGGCGAGGCGCCAAAGCCAACAACGCCTCCAAAGTCGCCGCTGAGGCCGCTGCGCTCAGCAGCGCAATCGAGGAAAAAGAAAAGGGCCAAGACAAAAAGCCATCGGGCTTTTTGGAGCGCCTGCGAGAGAAGATCAGCGGCAAGAAGAACAGCGAGGCCATCAACGCCCGCGCTTTGATGGCACCTTTGCTCCCGCCACCCGATGCTGAAATCGAGCCGCGCGAAGAGGGCGAGGCCTCCCCCGCCTTGGGCTCAGGCGGTGCGAACGCAGGCACCATTGCACACGCCGGGGGTGAACGTGGCGACGGGCGAAACGCCATGTCCTACATCAAGCTCAAAGGCAAGGCGTCTTTGCAAGGGGTGAACCCAGCGCTGCTCAAGCACTTCTACGGCATGGTCGAGGAGTACGGCAAACTGACAGGCAACAAGGTCGGGGTCAACAGTGGCTTTCGCAGCTACGCCGATCAAGAGCGCGCGCACAAAGCAGACCCCAAGAAGGCGGCCAAACCGGGCAACTCTTTGCACGAGTTTGGCTTGGCGCTGGACATTGACTCGGTCACACTGAATCAGCTCGACAAGATGGGGCTCATGCGCAAGTACGGCTTTACCCGCCCCGTGGGCGGTGAGCCGTGGCACATGGAGCCCGCGGGCATCCAGTCAGACCCCAACAGTTTCAAGCGAAACATCGACGCGGCTGTGGCAGCCATCGAAGGCGGGGTGGGTCGAGGCGGTGGGGGCTACGGCACCGTTTTGGGCGCATCCCTGTACCGGCGAAACAAAGCACTGGCCATGGCGTCTTACAACGCGAGCACCACGCCCAATGTGGACAACAAGGAAAAAGACGGCACCCCGGGCATGGATACCGCAAACGTGGCGTTTGCACCGGGCACGCCCGCAGCACCCGCGCCCCCTCAGGCGCCCGGTTTCCTCAGCAAGGTCGGTGGTGCGATTGGGGCTGCTGCCAGTGCGGTGGGCGGGGCAATGGGCCTGTCTGCAGCCAAGAACCCCAACTTGGGTGCGGCTGGAGCAGACGGCGAGGTCGAGCCCAAGTCACAAGGCAACGTGGGTGCAAAAGCCACGGGACTTACCGCGCAGATGGGTTCCGCCAAATCGATGCCCGCTGACCCCAGCGTGAAAGTGCCTGCTCCCAGTGGCAAAGGCTACGCGGGTCTGAAAGACACCATCACCGCTGCGGCCAAGCTGGTGGGCTTGGACCCAGACGTTGCAATGAAGACCGCTGCCGTCGAGTCGGGCTTTAACCCCGATGCCAAAGCAAAGACCAGCAGTGCCTCTGGCTTGTTTCAGTTTGTGGACAACACCTGGTCTGCTGTTATCAGCAAGTACGGTCGCCAGTACGGCTATGATGCAAGCACCTCGCCCTTTGACGTGAAGGCCAACGCCATCATGGGCGCGCACTACCTAAAGGAGACGATGCGCGACTTGGGCAACAAGACTCGGCGCACCATTGGGGCGACCGAGGCCTACATTGGCCACTTCATGGGCGGCTCGGGGGGCGCGAGGTTCTTAAACGCTTTGGACAAAACCCCAGACGCATCGGCTGCTGCGGTGATGCCAAGCGCTGCAAAGTCCAACACCGCCATCTTCTACGACAACGGGCGCCCCAGGACACTGGCTGAGGTGTACAGCGTGTTGAATGACAAGGTCAACAACAAGCTCAAATCGATGGGCGGGAGCTCCTCGGTGAGCACCGCAGCGCCACCCGTGGGCGCAGTCTTGGCCAGTGCCAGCGCAGTGGGTGCTGCACCGGTGGCGGCTTCTGCTGGCCTGAAGCTACCGGGCCAAGGCGCGCCAAGCGCGCTTACTCCCGCCAAGGCCGTTGTGGCAAAGTACACCGCCACCAGCGCGCCCACGCAAATGGCGGGCTCCCCGTTGGCAGACGCCTATGGGTTCAAGCCCACCCAAGCAGCAGCCGCTGAACGCTCTTCAGCGCAACCCTCGGGCCTTGGAAAAGAGATGTTTGCCACCAGCGAGCAGCTCTTGGGCCAATCGGTCGAGGTGCAGCAAAAGATGCTGAGCGTGCTCAGCTCCATCTTTGGCATCGTGTCACAAAACGCGGGGACTGTGGCAGCGCCCACCCCCTTGGGCTCAAGCGGCTCGCCTGCGCCCTACGCTGTTCCCAAAGCACCGGTCTCTATGAGAAGAGCCACGACGTAAGCAGCCAAGCCATGCACCCCAGTGGGTCTGATTCGTCAGACCCACTGGGGCTTGTGCTGCACCGCTTCAGTCCCATGACATGAGTGGGCACACTGCCCAATGCAGCCAAAGGAACTCTCATTTATGACCCCAGACCCATCTCCCCTTGCTGACAGCCCCAACTACATCGACGGCTTGGTCTCAGACTTGTTGCTGCAAGGCGCGCCTGCCGGTGAGCGCCCCGATGATATTTTGAGAAACAACCAGTGGGTGCGCCAAGCCTTTGTGATCCCAACGGACAAGGAGACCAGAGTTCCTTTCATGGACGCAGGAGACATGCGAAACGGCAAATTCTCCTCAGCCAGCATCAAGTACACCGATTCGAGCTTGGGCGGAAACATCTGCATCAACCCCCCGCCTGCGTTCACGCGCTACGCCGATGTGCCCGACAAGGGCATACGCCAAGGCGCCATGGACGTGGGTATTGGCTACCAAGCAGGCGACATTGGCATGGGGCGCTACTACAGCGAGGCCATTGATGACAACAACCAAATCATCCACATGCGCTTTGGGGTGGCACAGTACAACTCGCTGATTCAGTTTTTCACGGGCTTTTACAGCAGCTCCGCGGGTGCGGCTGCGCGCACCGGGCGCTTTGATGCCAATTTCGTCAACACCTTCTTGCGTTTTGGGGGGACGGTGATTGCACTGGCCATTGCACCACTGGCCATCATCCCGGTGGCCATTTTGATGTTTGGCAGCGCGGTGCGTTACTTCATGAAGTGGCCCACAAGCAAGTTCTACACCCTAAAGCCGTCCATGCCCCTGTACTGGAACGCAGTCACGTCTCTGGTGAACCAAATTGGTGTCAACCAAGGCTTGATCAGCTACATCGAGCCCACGCAAAAGGACCAGCTCTTGGGCCAAGAGGCCAACTTCACGACAGCGGACAAAAGCATTTTCTCCCAAATCATGCCCGAGTTTTCCAAGAACGGCACAATCGACGTGTACGCAGTGGCCAACCGGGCCAAGCGCTTGTTTGAAAAATCCGAGAGCTTGAAGCTAAAGGCGTTTGAGACGGCAAACGGCGAGGATTTCTTTGGTGTGGTGCGCGGCATTGCCGGGACCAACGAGAACTTGCAGCAACTAAACACCCAAGTGCCCAGCACCTCGCTGGAGACGTTTTTGCAGCGGTTCATCGATTTTGAGTTCTACTCCAAAGCAAACGCTGAGGGCTCCATTGAGAAAGACCCCAAGCACCCCAAGGACGGCGCAGGCAGCAGCGCAGACGTACTGGCGGCCAAGGCCTCGGTCTACGAGAACGACGCACCAGTCGATTCGTTTTTCTCCTACTTCGTGGCCAACTTGGCCGATGGTGCGGACTGGGCGTCTTTTCGCGTGGACTACACCGGGGCGGTGCAAGAGTCGTTTAGCAACTCAACGGCACCTTCGGCCATGGCGCAAAAGATCAACAGCGTGTCTGGGGCGGCGAGAGACATTCGCAACACCCTGTCTGGGGGCGTTGTGGGCGATGTGGTCGCTGGGGTGGGCACCGTGCTGTCAACCATCGGCTCGGTGCTGCACCTGGAGGGGCTCGCGGCGTTTGCGGGCTCTTGCTTTGTGGACATCCCCCAGCACTGGGAGGCGTCCAGCGCCTCGCTGCCCACGGCCACGTACTCCATGACGCTGATCAGCCCCTACGGCAACCCCGTGTCCAAGATGTTCAACATCTACGTGCCCCTGGCCATGCTGCTGGCAGGTGCGCTCCCACTGGCCACGGGCAAGCAGTCCTACACGAGCCCGTTCTTGGTCGAGCTGCACGACCGGGGCCGCGTGATCACGCGCTTGGGGATCATCAAGGACATGAGCATCTCGCGCGGCACGTCCAACCTGGGCTTTAACAACGAGGGCCAAGCGATGGCCATTGATGTCACATTCACCATAATGGACATGTCCTCCATCGTTGCCATGCCCATTCAGCCGGGCTTTAGCTTCATGCCCTTTGAGGGGCTCTTTGATGCGGAGAACTCGTTCAGTGACTACTTGATGGCTTTGTCAGGCATGAAGCTGCACGACACGGTGAACCGCTTCCCCATGCTCAGGTACCAAGCAAACAACAAGCTCGCGCAGCTCGACACGTTCTTCAGCAGCTCGCACTGGGCGCAGTACACCGCGAATTTGCCCGGGGTGTCGATGCTGGGTAGCTTCATGCGAGGCGCCACAAACCGAGATTAAGAAAAGCCGGCATATTGTCCCACCCCAGCCATTTAGGCTTGAGGGGTGGGACAATATGCTGCAAATCAATCGTCAGATGTCACTGGTGCGGTCAGGTATCACGGGCAACACACCGGTGTATCCCGCGTTTGAGATCTCTCGCGTGAGCCGGATAAACACCTGGTTGTATTTGCGAATGGCCATGACGCGAACCGAGTCGCTTTGAGCGCGCAGCGCGCGTGCGCGCTCAAAATTACCCGCGCGCTCGTTGGGGGCAATCTCGCTTGCCAAGCCCTGGGCGATATCCATCTGTTCTTCCCAGGCCCTCAGCAGCGCGTTGAGCTCAACCAGTTTGGCAGAAATTGTTTCTTGATCAGCAGCGCCCCTGGAGGTGGTTTGACCAGACAAGGTGTTGTCCTTGCGGCGAGACGCGTCGTTGGGGACGGTTGGAAAACTCGCCTGCAAGCTGTCTGAGACCGAAGCGAAGACAGCGGGCTGACTGGCCCGCCTAAGCCCAGGCGCACCAGGCAGCGGTTGATTGAAGAAACTGAGCGTGCTCTCTTGATCAGCAAACTGGCGAAAGGCCGAGGCGCGCACCAAGGGGTTGTCAATTGCAGAGGTGTTCAGCGTGCTGGCACTTTGGGCGCTGGTGTCTTGGCGGCGAAAAGAGGTTTGCACATCAATCAGTTTTCGCATGTCTGCGCTGGCACTGCCCAAGGACACCATGTTCAGCGTGTTTTGACCCAAGCGCTGCGCGTTGTCCCACGTCTTGTCGATCTTGGACAGGCTGGAGGTGACGCTGTTTGAGATGGCAAAGAGCGAGTTGGCTCGGGTGCCAGCGGGGAGCACGAACTTCTTGGTGAAGTCCTGGGCAAAACGGGGCATCGCCTTGATGATGTACTTGCCCGAGAGGCTGTTGGCCATGTCCCCCAGCAGTCGCACGTTGCCCGTGCCCAGCACCGTGCCTATGCTGCTGCGCACGATCCCGTTGACAATTGATTTGTTCTCAATGCCATCGGTCACGGCCTTAAACACGCCGGGGATGTTCAGCGAGGTGGCCTGTCGGATCAGGTTAGAGCTCAGGTTCACCAGCCCAGAGACGTCGGTAAACGAGATCGGCAGCTTCACCGTGGCCAGCCCATTGATCAAGCTGCCAACGCCGTTTAGGGTGCTCAAGTTGGCGCGGCTCACGATGGAGGTAACACCGTTGACCGTGGCCAGAATCTTGCTCATTCCCCCGGCCTTTGTCATGCCCTCTTGCAGCGTACTGGGCAAGCCCTTTAGCGCACTCAAGAGGCCAGCGTTGCTCCCGAGGACGCCTTTTATCAAAGCGTCTTTGTCTACCTTCAAGCCCTGCGCGGCACCAGACAGCATCTTCAAGCTCGGCGCTGAGGCAATGCCCTTTAAGCCCACCAAGCTCCCCAGATCAGCTGCGCTCAGTATGTCGGGCACGGCGTTGATGGGTTTAGAATTTTGCAAGTCATAAGCATCAACAGCAGCGAGCGCCTCATCGGGCTCTGTTGAGAACGTGGTGGCGGCTAATTTGAATGCCATGGTACTGGGACCTCTCTTTTTAACAAAAAAATAAGGCAGCCAGCATACGGGCCGCACACCTCATGTGGAGGTGTGCGGCCCGTAGCCTTAAGCAGGTGCTTATGTCAGAGGTTATCTGCAAAGCGAGCGGTGCTGCTTGTGATCGTCTGCGCCGGGGCGCACGGACTCCCACGTACTGGGGATATACAGCACGTTCAGCAAAGGCGCTCTGCTGGGTGCGCCTTTGCTGCTTGAGATCGTGATTGACTGATCGTTTACGTTCAGTGGCAATTTGTCTTTGTTATCCTCCTCGGTCAGCTCGTGATAGAAGATGTACTTGTCGCCCACCACCGATCTGCACAGTTTTTCGTTACTGATCACTTTGATGGCAGAGTCGATCGTGCTCTTGGCTTTGCGCAGGCTGATGCTGATCTGCGAGCTCGTGCTGCGTGGGTTATCTCGCAGATACTAAATTATCTTTTGTTTCGTGTTCATTTGCAATTGCGGATGTGCTGCGATTGACTGCAACTCCCTCGGGGCACTGAAGCCCCGCGGGAGTTGACTCTGACAACTGGCGCGTGAGCGCCAGTGGGTGGTTCAGCGCCGAGCGCGCGTGTCTCTGCGCTGGCGCTGGGGCTGATCTAGCTGGTCAAAGTCCGGTGAGGTGTTGAGCGCCTCACCGGTGTTTTGCACCAAGGTGTCTCGAATGGTCTCGAGCACATAGGCGTACCACTCCTCGGTCACAGTGGCCACGGGGAGGCTCAAATCGCCTTGGAGGTGGTAGGAGCGAAATGGGAGTGTTGACTCTGCCACGGCTTGGCGCAGCGCCGAGTCGGCCATCACCTTGAACCACGTCGCCTCTGCGATAATGGTCTTAAAGCCAGTGACCTCGCGCAAGCGGATCTTCTTGCCTTGGGTGCGGCACTGCTGGCCGTGCAAGGTGCGAAAGATGTCGTTTTGTGTCTCACCACCGATGTAATACCACAGGCCACCCACGGAGTTAAATACCCCCAAGTCGGGGTGGTTAAACGGGGTGTGTGCGTTGATGTCCAGCGCTTGGCCCAAGCGGGTCTTCGCACTGGATGACGTGTTCAGGTGGTCTAGGCCGTCCTCATCTCGATGTGCCGACTGCATGGCTTGGCGCATGTAGTCCTTGGCACGCTCCGAGCGTGCCACGGCCACTTTGGGCGCTGCGGGTTTGAGTGCACTGGGGCCTTTGGGCCTCACGGCTTGACCGTTGTTGATCTTTCGACCTGCGCGCGCGGGCTCCGGGCGCACCTTGAAGTGCTCGGCCAAGCGCTGAATGTCAACGCTGTTGTCTGGCACCTCGCTTTGAGCTGCCAGGTCTTGCTCTTCGTAGGCGTCCCGAATGGCCTGGGTGAGTGCCTGAGCGTCTTGGTCGTCCAGTTCGACCAAGACAACTGCGTCTGGGCGAGCTTGCTCGCCCAGGCCGGTGCTGACAACAACAGACGCACCCGCTCGCTGCAGCAAGTCGGTGATGACTTTGACTGAGGAGGACGCGGCGCCCTCCTGCTCATTGTTGGCAGCTGGCTCAACTGAGTCGGTGGTGACCGACTCGGCAAACTGATCGATGCTACTGTGCGAGTTCATGATTTTCCTTTGATTGCTGGGGATCGAGATGCTGGATTCAATTGGCGCTGGGGGGCGCGTGCGTCAGGTGCAGCATGAGCAGCACCATGAACACCTTGTTGCTCTCCAAGAACTTCACGGGCGTGGTGTTCTTGAAATGCAAAGAGAAGATGCTCTGGGGCATCGAGTCTTTGATGACGTTTGGCACGATGCTCAGCTTTGTGTCTGGTCCGTCTACGGCCAGGCCGTTGCTCAGGCTGGCTGCCAAGCGGATGGTGAACTGCTCGCCCTCGCAGCACAACGCAAAGAAGCGCGTCGTGAGCGTGAGACAGAAGTCGCGCACAACGGTGTCTTTGAACACCGCATCCAGCAGCGTGCTTACACTGTCGGGGCGCAGCGAGAAGCACGGCACGATCGGGTAGACTTCGTTTTTCAGCCACTTTGACAGGTGCTCGTGCTCAGCTTCGCTTGCGTGATGCAGCGCGTTGGCGCTGCAGCTGGTGAACACCTCCATCGCAGAGAACATCTCTGCACTGGATAAACAGGTCTGACTCATTTGCTCTCCTTAGGGTTGTGATTTTGTGTCTGGGATGTCTGCGCTGTACGCCTCACCCGCTAGGTGCGCGTTGCCCAAATCGACAGACGTGTGGTGAGCGGTGATGTCACCGTTCAGATGATTCAACTCAGCGATCATTTTAAAATTGCGCACCTTCAGCAACTTCATGGCCTTGATGAACACCTTGAACGTCATCGTGTCCTTCTCCAACTCGCGCCTGAGGTGCCCGCGCGTTAGGTGGCGAGGCAACTTGCTCTCGGGCACGCCTTGTTTGGCGTGGATGATGAAGTCCAGCAGCAGCTGCTCAAAGCGGTTGGTGTCACCGGTCACGTTCAAGTCGTGTTGCACCTGCAGCCACAAGCGCGTCAAGAGCGCGCTGCCTCGCAGCACGGGCATCAACAAATTGATGTCCAGGTGGTGAGAGGTCGTGCGCCCCGTTGTGTGCTCAAGCACGACGATGATCTTCACGCTGGTGACTTTTAGAAACTTCATTGCTTTGACAAAGACCTTGAACGTCATTGCGTCTTTTTCCAACTCGCGCCTCATGTTGCCCCGGGTCAGGTGCAAAGTGATGCGGTCATCGATCGGCTTTTTGTTGGCCGAGGTGATGAAGTCGGTGAGCAAGTTCTCAAAGCGACTGGGCGACATGCTCAGGTCTTGCCAGATCACGCGCCACAGGCGAGCCAAGATCCCGCCAATTCCTCGGGTCTGGGAGATGCCCTTGTCGGGCAGTGCCAGTAGTTTTTCGACTTGGTACTTGTTCTTGTTCCTATCGGCCATGGATCATGTTTCCTTTGACGTGTGCGAGGACGGGCCTGATCAGCCAACCGAGTACACCAGCAGTCGCTCGGTAAGCGAGCTTAGATGGCGCTCAAATTTGCTCAGGACGCGTGCGTTGTGAGAATGCTCACCCGTTCTCACCGCGCCGTTGGCGCGGTACAGGGCGAAGAACTCCAGCGCGGTTTGCTTGAATGCGCCCACCTCATCGGTGGGCTCTAGGTGGCGCTGTGCGGTGCGGTCGATAAAGAAGTCCTCCAAACTGATGCGCTCGCTGGCGTAGTCGCACCAGTGGTTGCGAATGCCCAGGCCTTCGCGCAGGTGGTGGTTGGCCAAGCGCGTGGCTTGGGTGTAGGCGCTCAGGCTGGGGTAGATCACAGTGAGCGAGAACTGGCACGCCCGAAAGGGGTCGTGCTTTGCAAAGAGCTGGGGGTCCAATGCTTGGAGTGCGCCCACTCTCTCATGATAGCCACTGGCATCGGGCAGGTGTTTGTAAGCAAGCAAGCAACGCAATTTGGTGCGCAGCTTGCGCGCCCAGTTGGGAAACAAAAGGTTGGAGAGCATACACACTTAGATGATATGTGATTGAAAATTGTTTCATCCCACTTTAGAGAAAGCCGTTTGACATGAGCAATCAACCCAACGCCCCAATTGACTCTGATGATGATGTCTTGGCGTACACCTGTGGCATACGCCAGCAACTGGTCGCCTCCATGGTCAAGGGCGGTATGCCCGCTGACACAAAGGAGCAAATGGTGCTCCTGAGTGCCTTGGCCGACATGGACCGCACCGCGCTGGGCAAGAAGAAGATCAAGTCCGATGAGGGCGTGAATGGTGCTCGTGTGACAGCGGCTGCCACGCTCGCTCAGCTGTTCATGGACCCGCGTCTAAAGCAACTGGGCCACGCGCGCGCCGGTGAGGTGGGTACCATCCCGGTGCTGGGTGAGCACGTGGAGATGCCCGCGCTGGTCCAAGGCGAGTTGGATGACTACACGGGGGCCATGAGCTACGAGACGTTCATGGCCGCTCAGCAAGAGCTGCGCGGCGACGGCGTGTAAGCGCCTTTGAAACCCGCCCCCAAGGCGCTGGATGCTCAGCGCCTTGGGGGCGCTTATGCCGCCTGGGCGCTGACGGGCGCTGGGATGTCTGCGCAGTACAGGGCAATGGGCAAGTACTGCACGAGCACCAAGGGGGCCAGCACGTGCTGGGACAGCTCAAAGGGTGTCGTGCTGTGGTCCACAAAGTTCTGCAGCTCTTTGGCACTTGGCTTGGGGCCAAAGTACAGCTTGGGGACGTACAGGCACACCTCTTTGAGTGGCTTTTTGCGAATGGCCAGGTCGTGCAAGTTTAGCCACTCGTGGTAATCGTACAAAATCATGGCGCAGTAGTGCTCGCGCACGCGCTCCAGCGTGAGCTGCTCAGCGCTCAGGTTGACTGCGGTGATCGTGTACTGTAAGCCCAGGTAGTACGCCAGCACCGCCACGATGTCTGACACCTCGGTTGGACTGAGCACGTAGGGGTGCACGTTGACCTCGATCTCTACTGCGGCGTAGTGCGGCGTGCCCAGCGTTTGTTTGACAAACTGCATGCACAACTCGCCCAAGAAACTGTCCATCTTGGTTTTCATCGAGGCGCGCACCACCTTTTGTCGGTTCGCGCTGTAGTAGGCCCGAAACTTCTCGGCACTGAGTGTCCCCCCTTTGGGGGTGGTGAAGCTGTCGTGATCGCGCTCAAAGTAAACGCTGCTGGTGGCGGTGTCAAACGCAAAGCCCGCATCGATGCAGTTAAGCGCACCGAGTCGGGTATCAAGCAAGCTGTCCAGTGAGACATAAACCTTCTTTAGGTACTTGAGGGCTGCGGTCATGTGGGAACCCTCACCCGCAGGGTCTTCACACGCAGGCGCTTGCTAACAGCTTGCTCGATCATGTGCTGTGTGCCCGGTGAGTGCCCGTCGTGAAACGCCAGCAAGTGCGTGGCAACAGCGGCCATGCTCGTGTTGCGGGCAAAGCCCGCACCTCGCCCCTCGCTCCAGTCCGCAGGCATCTGCAAGCACGGGTAGCCAAAACGCTGGCACCAGCGAATGATCAGGTCGTCTGCGCCCGAGCGCGCCGCACCCGAGATGAACAGCACGGGTGCGTGCAGCTCGTGCAAGAAGCTGCAAACACCCTCGTGGAACTCGCGCATGTTGTTGTAGTGGCGGGTGCCCGCCACGATGCAGCGAACGGTGTAGTCGTGTGGGCTCTCAGAGCGCAGGCTCTGTGGGGTGGGGGTCTCGTACATTTGAGGGACTTTCATGGGGAGTGAACAGACGGTACTCAGATAAATACGCCCCATGGTAATTTTAAAGCGTGCTTTTCAGGTGCATGCCCGCGAGCATGCTCTTTAGAGTCGCCGTGCTTTTCACCTTGCCAGAGAAGGGCTCGATGGCCTGCATGGAGACACCTCCAGTGCGGTTGATCATTGTGTTCATCGCGTTAAAGCCCTTCTCATCGCCCCCTCGGTACTTCAGAAACTCGGTGAGGCATTTGTTCAGCCCCAGGGCGGCAAGCACCTGGGTCTCGGGGTACGACACCCGAGCGCCTTTGGATTTGCCCGTGGGCTGACCCGTGAAATCATCCACCGAGTTGTTGTCCTCGGGGATGGATATTTTCTTTTGCAAGATCTGCGCTTGACGGCGAAGCGGCAAATCAACGACCAAGTAGGGAATCGGCGTGAGGTAGGACGGTATGTCGCCCTTGGCAGGAATCCACACGCGCTGAAAGAACTGGTGCCCCAGTCGCTCGGCCATGGCCAAGTTGCGTGGCACGCTCAATTTTTCTTTGCCGAAGTTGGGTGCTACAACACACAGCTGCTGCTCGCCGCTGTCTAGGTCGGCCATGAATTTGTCAAACGCCTGATCGTCCATGGAGGCAAACAGCTTGGTGTATAGTGCCTCGTTGGAGGTGCCCCCGGTGAGCTCGTTGATGTGTGCGATGATGAACGCTTCGGTCTGCTTTCGTTTGCCCGCCATGAGAGTGCTCCAGTGAGAAAGAGGGGGTTAAAGTTTTGGTCATGCCATGTGTTTTGTGTTTGAATTTAAACCAAAAAATAAAGTACCCTCACCTCGCCAGAGCGTGTGCTCTGGCGAGGTGAGGAGACTGACCGGCATCGCCGGTTAATCTAATAAAAGGTTGAAAAACCTTTTAGCATAATAGGAAAAACTGAAACGTTCCAGTTTTCCCCTGCGCTCACGGTCCTTTGCCCACTTGAGGGCGATGCCCTCGTAGTGGTCAAACGCTGACACGGTTTTATACTTTGTCATACTGCTTTCCTTTGGGTTTTTAAAATTGCGGCACAAAACCCTTCTGAGATTTCAGAAGGGTGTCGTATTTAGAAATCGGACTTTAGGCTGTCCTCGTGTGCGATCCCTGCCATCGCGCCAAACACAAAGGAAAGCAGGCCCGCTACCACGCCCACATAAGCCTGGGGCTGGGTTGATACCCAGCCCAGTGCGAACACCACACACAGTGCGGTCAGGGCGCTGTACGCGCCCACTTTGGTCACTTTGAAATTGGACATGAAAAATCCTTCTGCTCGACAAGAGCGTTCAACAAGTTGTCTGAGAGAAATTCCTAGACTAACACAATACAAGCATATGTGACTGAAAGATTCTGCAGTGCAGCATATACCCCACCACCGCGTTGACGGTGATGGCGGTTTATGTCCGTTGCCTCAATCGGGCTTGGGCAGGTTGTTGCGCAAAATGGCAGGCACCAGCACCTTCATGAAGATGTTGATGTACGTCTCGGGCGGGGCGTCATCATCGAGACAGTAGCGCAGCGAGGTCGTGGACTCCGCGCAGCGCCCGAACTGCACGCGCCAGTAGCGGTTGATCAAGAACTGCTGCAGCTTGGGCGCAGAGGCCTTGGCCTCCTCAATGGTGGGGTTCAGTGTCCACAGGGCAGGCGCGGGGTGGCCCGCATCACTCAGGAGTTGGCTTACTTGGTGCACCAAGTCGATGTCCCCGGCTTTGCGGGGTTCGGCGAAAACGTTGTTGGTTAAGGTGGTCATGGCAGATACGTGTTAAAGGGGAGTGGATTTTGTTTTGGGTACGAATTGTTTTTTGATGGTCTTCTTGTCATCTTCCAGCCAGTACACTTGGTACAGGCCTTTGCGCAGGCGCAGCAGATCCATTGTTGACAAAAACGGCAGGGGGTGCACATCGTTGTTGTAGGTCCACCAGCCGCGCGTGTTCAGGAGCACCGACCAGTCGTAGCCCATGGCCTTCAAATCGTCATACAGCTCTTTGGGGGTGCACATGAGGCCTTCGGGCAAGTCGTGCCAGAGCATGGTCATCTGGCTCATCTCAGCGGTGATGTTCAGCGCGCGCCTTAGGTGGGGGTTGTTGTCGATCTTGCTGCGCACAGCCGTCCTAGACAGCTTCACCTCGGGCAAGAGCTCCAAATAGTAGTTTTGCATGTTGCCACCCAGCCCGTAGCGGTCGTTGGTCTTGATGTAGTGAAACTCGGAGAGCGCGGGGAGCACACCGTCTTGCTGGGACACCAAGATTTGCATGATCAGCCCAGAGCGCCCGGTCTTGCTGCGCAGCATCACCAGGGTCAAGACGTTCAGGTCGGTGTCACCCACCATCGTGTCGTCCTTGTGGCGCGGGTACTCCACCGACTTGGTCGAATCGTTGAACAAGGGCATCGCGTTTTGGCACTGCCAGCAGTTGGTGGTGAGAAAGAAGAACTTGTCTGTCACGCCCTTCATCTTGTCGCCGTTCTTTAGGAACTGCAGCTTTTTGATCGGAGGTGCGCGCGCATCCATTGGGATGTCTTTGCCGATGTGCGCGCTTAGGAGCAGTGGGTTGTTGCCGCTTGCCACCAGCGAGGGGGCAGCGGACAAGAAACGCACCTTGGCCAGGCCTTGGCGCATGTGAATGGTGTTGCCCCCGGATTCACCGAGTTCGTTCTTCTCCCCCATGTCAGCCACGTCTTGAGTCTCAAACTCACTGAAGCTGTCAATTTGGCCGAAGGTCGGGTACATCTGCGTGAGCAGCGTCGTTTTGTCCCGGCTTAGAAACGGCGTGGTGCGCATCAGCTTGGGAGCTGCTTCGATTTTGCTTTTGATGTACTTCTTAAAGATCTCAAACCACTCGTTGCCCATGTGGTGCGATTTGTCGGTGATGCGCCAGCGCCCGTTGTCAATCACGTCCTCTCCGTTGAAGTCGAGCACGCCACGCGCCAAGCTGGCCAGTCGCTTCTCGTTCATGTTCATCTCGGTGTCGTAGGAGTCTGCGGTGCTATCAGGAAAGCGCGCCATGGCGGTGTTCATCATGAAGTGCATGAACGTGGACTTAAAATTGTTGCCAATGCCAACCACACCTGTGACGGGGCCCAGCCCGCCGTTTAGGATGGATTCCCCGTGTTGGCCGATTTGGTACTCGCCCGTGGGGACATCGAGCAAGCACCCCAGGTTGTAGCTGACTTTCACGTTGGGGATTTGGGTGAACGCGGGGCGCAGATCAAAGGTCATAAGGGGGTGGGTCGTTCGGTGTAATGGTGCTGTTAGGTCCACACCGATTGAGATCAGCATGGCGTCAAAAGATCAGTAATGAGGGTAATTTTTGCACTTAAGGGGCATAATGCCCAAAGCACTGAACGGGTGGGTTCAGTGCTTTGGGCATGTGGCTGCAAATCGGTCTTAGCCCATTGTCTCCAGCACGTGCTGGGTGGTGTTGTCGATGCTGCCCCTCAAAGCCAGCGCGCGGTAGTACGTTGTAGCAAAAAACTCAAACTCCTGGGCAATGCAATACGCCCCACTGGCTAGGTGCTTGACCACCTCAGGCGTCGTGCCCTCCAGGGCCCCGCTCTTGAGCAGCCCGTGGATCGTCTCCAAGTAGTCGGTGCACTGGTTCATCTGGTCTTTGAGAGAGGCCAGGCCAATGGTCTTTAGGCAGTCCATTGCCTGGTTGCACTGCGCAAACACCGGCTTCCAGTCGGCGTTTCGGTCCACCACCTTGCCAACCGTGGTTTTGGCCTCGTAGGAGTCACTCGCGTACAGGGCGCTTAGCTGAGAGAGCATGCGCGCGCGGTTGGCATCTAGCTGTCGGTACTCGGCGTCTTGGCTTCGGGTGGACAGGGCTGCTTTTTTATCGGACACCACCTGAGCCAAAAAGAGAAGATAAGGACTCGTAACATTTTTTTGAATTTCTTGGAGGTAAGTGGCAACGGGGATCAGCACCGCGAGGTACTGCAAGTACGTGACTCTGACGCCCTCGGGGCGAAAGGCTCTGAGGCCCATCAGCTCGGCGTAGGAGAACTGATCGAGCAGCTTTAGGAACTTGCTCTGGTCCTTCTTCAGCGGGGTCTCTGGCAGCTCGAGTGCCACTTTGCTCGAGGCAAACCCCGCGATGATGTTGGGCATGAAGCCCGCCAGCGAGGACAGGGTGCCCGATAAGCTAAAGCCCTCTAGAGCCAAGCTGTCGCAGGCAAGTTTCAAGCCCTGCAGGGGGTCTGTTTGGAGTTGGATGGCCATGGGTGCAACAAATAGGAGTGCGGGGTTTTTGGGAGATACTTCACACCTCAACGGGTGTGAAAACGTGGTTGTCGGTGCTGAACAAAGTCATCAAGTCCTTGATCGAGTCCCCGGGGTGCCCGTACTCAAACCAAGCCGGCGTGGCCGCCACGATGCGCTCAGCGCTTTGCAGCGCGTGGTGATCGTCGTTGGCGTGGGCGCAGCTTAACACGGCGATGTCCTTTTCAAACACCTGCTTGTTGGCCCAGATCAGCTTGCTTACGTGAATGGGCAACTTCAGCGCTGCATCTCCCGTGCTGCTGAGGTCCAGCAGCACGTTGAGCTTTTGCATCAGCGCGCGCTCGGGCACGTTGGAGTCAACGGCAATGGCGGTGAGAGACGCTAAGTACACGATTCGGCGCATGCGCCTGGGCAGTATCGTGATCAGCGCGCGCACCAGGAAGTTCTTTGTTACAGCGTAGGTGGTGGTCATGGGGTGACGGGGGTTAAAGGGGTTGTTAAAGCAGTGGCACTGGCCGTGGGCCCAGACGGGATGACTCGCAAATTGGAGAACATGCCCGCCCAAACACCAATGTCTGTGCCCGCTTGGATGACAGTGGCGTGTCGAAAAGCGTGCTCGGACTCCATCCAAGTGAGCACGTGCACCAAGGGAGACAGCGCCTCCATGCGTTTAAGCGCGTTGCGCTCTGGCAAATCAACACCCAAGAAGAGGTCGATTTGTTGCTGCTCAACAAGAGGCGTTGTCTGTGGGACTCTCACATAATTGACCTGCGCGCTGAGCGTTGAAAAACCCACAATGAACTCGGACCTAAGCGTGCACTTGCCCTTGGCGTCGGTTGCGTAAAACGTGTCTGTCACATCGGTTTGCGTCACTGTTGTTTGTCCCTCACCCAGCCACGTGAGCAACAAGCTTTTAAGGAAGTTGACCGACTCGATGGCCCGCATGGCCAGCCGAGGCGGGTTCAGCTCTTTGGTGACTGGCTCATCAATCACTTTGCCATCTGGCGTTGTCTTCTTCTCAATGAAGTGCAAATCCATCTTGTTGCGGTGCGCTCGGTACAGGCACACATCGCCGAAGCGCATCAGGTCGTTGTGGGTGCTGGTCTCAAAGAGCTTGTCCAAGCGACCCATCACAATAGCGTCTTCGCCCCTGGCCGCTTTGATCTGGGCTTGACGCAGCATCTCCACGACTGGCTCGGGCGTGCTTAGGCGCACGTAGCTGTGCGCGCCGTCTGCGGTGCGCTTGCCCAGTAGCTCATCGTCCTTGCCGTGCTCGCCCAAGAAGTACTCCCCGGGGATGCACGCGTCTTGGCGGCTGACGAAGTAGATGCGCCGCTGGCTGATGAAGGGGTGGCGCTCGATCTTGGCCGTCCAGTACCCGTCCGCTGCCGTCGTATTGAACTCGGTGCGCAACTCGCCTCGGCGCGAGTAGCGGTTGCCAATGTTGGCGTGCTTGTCAGCCAAGTTGTTGCCCAGGTGCACGCTGTGGCCCTTGACCCACTTGATTTGCACATCCACGCCTTTGTCTTTAAGCGCGAGCAAGTTGGCGCTCAGTGTGAGCCACATGTCCTTGTTGGCCACGGGGTTGCCGTCGTACTTGATCCAGTTGTTCTTGGCCCAGTTGGCCACACGCCCCACGCCTTCGACCACGTACATGCTGTCAGTCAAGAGGGTGACTCTCTTCACATCGTGGTTGGCCGCGTACAGCAGGCCGTTGGCCACGCCCGCGATCTCAGCGAGGTTGTTGGTGACAGGCATGGCAAAACTGCCAAAGCCGTCCACATAGTTCACGGGCTTGACCTCGGTGGAATTCTGAGTCTTGGCACTGGTTTTGTCCAAGTAGCCTTGATCGGTGAGCACCTGGCCACTCAGGCCGTTTCCCTTTTTGGCCGGTGCCACAGAGTACGTGTAGCCGTGCAAGCCCCACCCCCCGTAGCCGGGGTTGCTGGGGGCGCTGGAGCCGTCGCTCCACAGCACAATGCCTTGGAGTGTGTCACTGGGGGGTGTGTTGTTGGCCATGGTACGAAAGGAGTCCTTGCAAGTTGGTAGAAAGAGGGCGCTGGGGTGAGACAAACTTAAACTCACGCGCTCAAAGCATGCCGCACCGCACTCTTTTTGCGCCTAATTGCATTGCAAGTTGTAAACCAGCACGCTGTTGGTGTTTCGCCTTCGCGACTCGCTAATGTAGCGGCGCAGCCCCTCAATGTAGGTGAGCGTGAGCGTGTTGTACAGCTTGGTATCATTGGACTCCAAGGCGCTGTACGCCTGCAGGGGCACACTGGGTACAGCGGGCTGCACCGGCAACTCGTACGGAGGGCAGCGCAGCTCAGGCGCGCTGCTCTCGCTTGCGCTTAACACGTAGGTGATGTTGGAGAACGTGTCTCCGAAGGTTTGGTTGGTAACGCCCGCGCAGCCCGTGAGGGTAATCAGCGCTAGGGCGGCAAAACGGCCAGAGAGGTGTTTCATGAGGATGGATTTGTGGTCAGTCAATTTGGTCAATTCTTCTTAGGTGCTCCAACTCCGCGCTGAACCCAGGCGCCTGGGTCGGCGCCTGGGTCGGCGCCTGGGTTGGCGCGGAGCGAGCAACTCGCTTGCCCGACGAGCTCTGTTGGGGCGCTGCGCACAAGATGGTCACATCAAGGGCCAAAGTGTCTTTGAGCCCATAGGGCGGCTCAAAACGAGGGTGAATGTGGCTGCGCGGGTCGCTGGGCACGTCAGGTTTTAAGACCGTAGGGCGCAAGCTCAACTGCTCGGTTAGCGCTTGATTCTCTTTGGCCAGTACGAACAAGCGGTGAACGAAAAACAGGTTCATCACAAAGGCAGTGCACCCCAGTGCAATGACCACTTTCTTCAGTATGTTTGACGAGGCGGTCTGATTTCTGTTGACCGACGCTTGCCCCAAAAGCAACTCTTTGACAAAGGGGAAGATGAAAATGATGGTCCTGATGATGCTGATGAACATTGCTTTAAGTCCTTCGGGAGTTTATTTTATGACAGGTCGCTTTAAAAAACCTTCTTCTTTTTGTTAGATCGGAAAAGCGCTTTACCAAACAGCGTCAGCGCGGTTTGCGCGTTGACTGTTTCACGGTGACGCCCAAAGCAAGGGTGCTTTGAGCAGTTCATATCATTTTCGATTATTTCTCACACCAGGGCAATCTATGTACACACTCAAAGGCTTCTTGGGCATTGAGAGCTTCGTCTTAAACGAGCTCAACGCCAACTCCACCATTGGTGAGATCTCCACGCAGTCACTCACCTACAGCAAAAACGTCGGCCTGTACCCCTCAGCAGCTCACCCAGACCTGATGCTGTACGCGTTCTCCAGCCGGTTTGCCAACGGCGTGCCTGTGCTCGTACCCCCAGAGATCTCAACTAGGTTCTTCGCGCTGGCCCAGTGGATCTACGAGCGCCAAACGAGCGCAGCAGCTTCGATCTTGCAAGGCCCGTTCTTGCAAGACGTGATCAGCCAGTTCGGCCAGATCTCGGGCAACACGACCATGATCGACTGCGGCGCGATGGTGCAAGCCGTTGATGGGGCGTGGTTCCCAGAGTGGATCAGCTGCAAGTTCGTGGGCCTGCCAAGCGATCACCCCGCAGCAAACAACAGCGTGTTTGTCTGGCTGAGCGACAACAGTTTTGCCAATCAGTACGATGAGTACAGCATTGTGGTGGTCCCACCGCTGCAGAGCTTGGAGGTCTTCTTTACGGGCTCAGTCAAAGTCAACGCCGCTTTGGCAGCGCGCACGCTGCCCCAAGTCATGGTGGACGTCCAAGTGGCCAAGGAGGGCCACCCCGAGTCGATTGTGGCCGCTGAGAGCTACGACTATATCGACCCCTTGCGCCCCACGGTGCGCGTGCCCACGGCGTGGACGCTGCTGATCTACGGCAAGGCCGGCGAGGATGTGGACGCCATTCGAGATGCGGTGCGCAGTCACATTGCCGCATACAGCACGCGCTCAGAAGCTGAGTGGCGCGTGATTTTTCCAGACATCTACAAATTCACCGAAGTCTTGGTCTACCCGCGCTGGCACAATTACGCCATTCCTGATCGGGCGCTGCAAAGTGGTGTGCACTCACCGGTTGTCAAACTGGGCCAAGAGTTGAAATACCTCAAAGCGCGCTTGCCTGTGTTTGCACCGTCCTTTATCGATGCGCACGCCTCGGTCATACCGTGCAACTACAAGTCCCTTGCGCTGCTGGCGGTGGGCACACCAGACAACCGAGACGCGCTCTTTAACGTGGGCTTGATCTATCCTGACTTTATCAACGTGCCCACGAGTGACACGCTGTTTGAGATGATGGCAGAGTCTACTCAAGAATGGGTCTTGACGCTGGAGCGCGCGGTGCTGCTGGCCGAGTCGGCCAGCACTTTCTCCAGCGTCCCCCCAGGGTTTAGGAAGGGGGCGCGCAGTGGGATTTTGTACGTGAGCTTTCGCCTGGGCAACATCACGTACTTGGTCTCAAGCAAAGCCAGCACGCCCGTGTACTGAGCAGTTCACTTAAAGGAGTTAAGCCATGCTTAAACGAGACCCAACCGAAATCGTCCCCACCGTGGGGATGTCAGGCCTGTACAGTTTGAAAGCGCCCTACACGGCGCTTTGCAACCCAAGCGTTGAGTACACGTGCACCGGTGTGCTGAGCATCTCTGGGGCGCTGGCCCAGGGCCAAGAGCCCTTGGAAGACGTGTACTTGGCCCAAGGCGGGAGCGAAGAAGAGTACGCCGCCGATGAGGCTTTGGACCACTGCATCATCACCTTGCAAGCTGGCGCAGGCGAGCTGGTGACGGTGCCCAACAGCGCGCTCATTCGCTTGCCTGATGCCGATGGGGTGCGCTACACCGGGCTCATGCTGGGCATCTCGCTGTCTGCCGTTCCAGTGGAGCTCGATCTGAGCGCTTTGAAAGAGCGCTTGTCCGATGTGGTCTTTGACCAACTCGGTGTGCGCTCCACGGTGTACGAGGCGATTACGTCAAGCCCCACGGTGGTGAGCCACGAGCGCCACCGAGACATTGAGGCGGCTCGCGTGGCCAACGTGTCCATTCACCTGTCCCCACTGACCGAGATCGACCAGCTGAGGATGCAAAACACCGCCTTGGTGGCCAAGGTGGCAGTGTTGGAGGGTTACATCAAAACGACCCTGTGAGGAGAAGAAGGCCTGGTTGAGCGTTGGTTCGATTGAACCGAGGCGTGATTGGACTTGTTTGATTTTAAACTTTGGAGAAGAAACCCATGTTGGAATTTTTGTTGATGAGTGGTCGCTCAGCGGCGCTGAGTAATGTCTCGGGATTTGCGCTGTTTGGTGGTGGGTACGCTGGCGCTATCACCGCTACCACAGAACGCTACACGTACGCGAGCAACGCGGTGGCAGCGGGGGCGTCACTGGGCACAGCACGGTACGCTTTGGCTGCCACCGGCAACAGCACACTCGGGCTGTTTGGGGGTGGGTACGCTGGCGCTTTCACCGCTGTCACCGACCGCTACACGTACGCGAGCCACGCGGTGGCAGCGGGTACGGTCCTGGGCACAGCACGGTTCGCTTTGGCGGCCACCGGCAACAGCACACTCGGGCTGTTTGGGGGTGGGTACGCTGGCGCTAACACCGCTGTCACCGACCGCTACACGTACGCGAGCCACGCGGTGGCA